GGTCAAGAAGAAGAGACCTATAACATTGTTGCTGCTCATGGATACTTCGGTAGATTAATCTTCCAGTATGCATCATTCAACAACAGTAGAAGTCTTCACTTCTTCCTTGCTACATTCCCTGTAGTTTGTATCTGGTTAACTTCAATGGGTATATGCACAATGGCATTCAACCTCAATGGATTTAACTTCAACCAGTCAATCGTATCTTCTACAGGTAAGGTTGTTCCTACATGGGCAGACGTTCTGAACAGAGCAAACCTAGGTATGGAAGTTATGCATGAAAGAAATGCACACAACTTCCCACTTGACCTTGCTGCTGTTTCATCTACTGAGGTTGCACTTGTTGCTCCTGCTGTAGGTTGACATATCAAAACTCAATATGATATACTAAAGGGATCTTCGGATCCCTTTTTTTATGCATGAAATAATGCATGGCAAAGTGAAGACCGTCTATGATGTTGACGGTGATGCCACAAAAGTTCTTATTAAATTTCATGACAAGGTTACTGCTGGTAACGGTAGGTCAGTAGATTTCCCAGAAGACAAAGGTAAAATCTGTTGCCTTATATCTGCACTTCTCTTTGAGATGATGGAGAAGCAAGGTGTTAAGACTCATTTCTTAGGAACAGAAGGTTTAGATACCATGTTGTGTAGGAAACTTACTATCGTACCAGTAGAAGTTATTGTTAGGAACATTGCTGCTGGTAGTATAGTAAAGAATACAAACATAACTGAAGGAACACTTATCAATCCTCCTATAGTGGAGTACTTCCTTAAGGATGATGCTAAGGATGATCCTTTACTTACCTATGATAGGGTAAGACTCATGGGTATAGACCCACAACCTATGAAGGAGCAAGCATTGATGGTTAACTATCAGTTGCAATCATTGTTTACCCTTTGTGGTATTGACCTTGTAGATTTTAAATTGGAGTTTGGATACGATGCTCACGGGGATTTATTCTTGGCTGATGAACTATCACCTGACAACATGCGACTCTGGAAAAAAGATACGAAAGAGAGATTCGATAAAGATCTTTTTCGTAAAGATGAAGGAGACATTGTTCAAGCATACAAATACATACTCGAAAACTTAAGAAGGTTCGCAGTAGGGTGAAACAAAATCGACTTTTGATTTACAAATACCTCGGAAAAAAATTCGGGGTATTTTTTCGCCCCTAGGATTTTCAATAAATACTATTTCAATTAAGGAATTTTTTTATGCCAAACCCTGATGCCTTATGGGAGGACATGGATAAACTCAACACATTATATGAAGAGTTAATGTGGGATCCCGATGACGAATTACAGTTCCGTATAGAAGGTGATAAGATAGTCATACTAAACTTGGATCAAAGAGATCATGGAATCAATTCCTAATTTTTTAGACAAGGATGCTGCTCTAGCACTCCGTGAAGTATTTTTAGGTAGTGATATTAATTGGTTCTTCCACAGACACATAGCACATATAGAGGAGAAGGAAGAAAATAATCTAAGACAATTTCAATTTACTCACATGTTATACGACGTTAATAAGGGTAACGTTAGTCCTTTTAGTGTTGATATAATGAATCTATTTAAAGAGAAGTTGAATTGTTATGCGATGATGAGAGTCAAAGCAAATCTAATACCAAACACACCAGAGATAGAGCAACATGATTTTCATACAGATTTTCTTGGTTCTATTCTAGATAATATGTACACTGGTGTGTACTATGTTAATACATGTGATGGATATACAGAGTTTGAGAGTGGTGAGAAGTGCCAGAGTATTCATAATAAGATGATTATATTTCCTTCTCGTCTTAAGCATCGTGGTACCTCATGTACTGATGACAAAGCAAGAGTTGTGATTAATTTCAACTGGTTCAAATAAATAATGCATGGCAGATAAAAAGTGTTACGGTCCTGACGGACTACCATTAGAACCCAACCCCGCTGACGATGGATCGTTTCCTGCACCGCAGCATGAAACACCACCACCTCCACCGACTGAACCAACAGGTAATGAGGTAGTACAAGATGCGTTAGACGAGGCAGGGAGATGTTATGGTCCTGCACTGCCACCAATACCACCTAGTCGTGGTGATTTACCTTTACCTAAACCAGAACCAGAAGAAGAACAAGAAGTATTAACTCCTAACCAAGTGATACAGGGGTTGATTGGAAGATGTTATCCAGATAAAGCACCAACAACTCTTCCTGGTATTGATATTCCTGTTCCACTCCCACCTAACTGGGATTATCCACTCATTCCACCTTGGGATTGGTTTTGTGACTTCTTTCCTGACCATCCTCTATGTGATGGTGGTGGCGGTCCAATTCTAAAGATACCTATGATCGATCCTAGGAGACCTGACTGGCCAACGTGGGATCTGACTGGAGATTGTGAGAAGATCAGGAAATGGAAGGAAGAGGGTGTAGCAGAGAGAATACCTGAAAAAGGTGAAGGTCATTGGAGAAATACTAAGACAGGTGAAGAAGCATTCTGTGATGACAATAGAGGGGATGGTACTCCTTGGGAAGAATGTGTACGTGATACATTAGAGTGTTACTTCCGTCCATTTGCAACAGGTACATGGAAACCACCTAAAGGTGACTGTGAAGCATTCTATCCACGTGGATGGAGTGGTAATCAAGATCAGATATGTATAAGGAATTGTTTCCCTGAAAGGGTACCTATCTATGAGGCAACTAAGGGTACCAATGTTGGTCTACCTATGCTTAAACCGTTCTCTGATGAGAGACACGTTGATACTATAGTCAGCATTAATTCTGCTGGTGATTGGAACGGTAGGAAGTTACGTTCTCCTCATGGAAACAAATATTTTAATAGTGCTACTACTATCACTCATAGTTTCAATGGGTTCACAGTTAATGTGACACCTGTTCTGGATGATAATGAGTATGATTCTGACTGGTGGATCTCTGCGTCTCCAGATCCATCTACTCTTACTGTTGGTGATGTATTTACATCCACTTTTAATGGTGGTAAGGCAACTGTATCAGTTAGTATTACTATCATTGGTTCAGGTCAAGGTAGAGATCACACATACTTTAGATCAACTACACCTGACGGTGTACCCGCAGCACCGTTTGGATATACTTTAACTAGCACTACACCAGCATTCTATGTACTGAGGGATGAGGCACAGGGATCTGTTCCTTTATTTAAATTCTTCTCAGAGTCAACACAAGATACATTCTTAACTATCAATCCTGGTGAACCTGATTCTCCTGGTAAGGGTGAACGTGTCACTATGGATCTTGCTGGTATGGCAGGTGGTATGACTCTTGGATATGTATTCCCAGAATCATCTAAAGCAATACCTTACCTAGGTGAGGGTGAAAATATTTCAGAACTCCATAGGTATTTCAATGGTAGTCTTCCTTTCAGTGGAGAGTTTGATGCAACAGCACAGAATATAATTGTGTCAGGTGTTGGTGAGAGTACTATCAGTATGAAACTATCATGGAATGATAGTACAAGCATAGCAGGTGTTGCTCTTGAGTCTGTAACTGTAGGTGGTCTGACTCTTACCCAGTCAGGAAAGAGTGGTGAAGTAACAGGTACATTCCCTATCAATGTGAATGGTACTCAGACATTTCCAATCACATATACAGGATTGAATCCTGCTAATAATCCTATTGTTCAAACATCAAGTAGAGAGTTGTGTCTTAAAGATGGTGACGGTCCTGATTGTAACTGTAGACTTACGATCTTAACTGGTGCTATGGATCTTGCTACTGCAACTGATAGAGATCATAAGTACACTGTTAATAAGATAGGTTATACACAACCACCTACTCTTGATCCTAATCGTCAGATATATTATATCCCTGATGATGTTGAGATACCTTTAACTATATTTTATGATGTACAGAAGGGTTCTGCTGGATATCAGAACACGTGGGGTGTTTACTTAGCAAACTCTGACGGTGAACCACAGTGGGGTCAGGTTATACTTCCTGATGCTACTAACTCTGTAGGATATGGTGAATTAATATTGGCACCAACAACCCTTAACACATACAAGGGTGGGTACATTGGTTTCTTCTTGGTACCAGATGGTAATCGTCGGAATACTGTTGCTGTTGGTGATCTAGTTACCTTTAGTGATACAGGTAATGGATGGAGGTCTAGTTTAAATAGTGCTCAGTCAAACTATACTATCTTCTCAGACCGACAGATCAACTGGAATAAGAAAGAGTTTGTCCGTTATGATTCATCCAATTACCAATGGTGGGAGGACTTACTTAATGGTGATGAGGATTATAATGATTTCAAAGGGTTCCATCGTCTTCAGTTTGGTGCTAGTTCATATAATTATGAGGGTATTGCCTGTTATGTTTACAGAGATGCAGGTCCAGACCCAGTAATGATGGACATAAAGACAAGATCTAATTGTGATGAGCGTGTCTTTGAGTATGGATTTGAGGATGCTACTGTTACTAGGACTGGTTGTGGATCAGTTACCATTTCAAATGAGTATCAAGACTATGAATGTGGTCCTTGTAGTGGAGAGTATACAGTTGCAGTTAATAAGACTCAGACAGTTAAGATAATGAAGGCAACCACCTTACAGTTGATGTCGTTTGGTTCTATTACTTCTAGTGTTCAAGCAGAAGGAATGAAGTTTACGATAACACTGAAGAAGAATGGTACAAATATATACAGTGCTACTCATGTCCATAGGCAGTGGCCTATGATTGGTAGAGTATTGCAGGACAATATTACTCTTGCTGTCAATGATACTCTTACCTTTGAGGTAACATCAATTGATACAGGTAACTTCCAGTCAGCAAACTCAGTATCATTAACCTTCTACGATAAGATTGATAAAGTATTCGATCATTTCTTTACATTGAATCTTGGTACTACCATGAATGATACTGTGGGATCACCTAGTGCACCTGCAACCTTGAATGACAACCCTGTTGTTGCACAGATCATGGGTGGTGCTGTTACTGAAATGAATATGGAGGCAGAGTATAGACATAAGGGTGCAGCACAGAATGATGAATTTGTTTGGTCATATTTTAGTGGTCGTCATGATCTAGCAGGTGTTGGTAACAGTGATAGTACTGGGTATGTACGTTGTCCTGTGTGGCGTAACTCAGCACAGGCACAGGTGATGCAAGCATCAACTGAAGGACCAGATGTAGATGGTAACGACACATGTTTCTCTGTCTTCTATGGTGACACACGTATCCTTGCTGAGGGAGACAATCGTTATGGTGGTATGTGGATTGGTGAACCAGATCCAGCAAACATTACACAACCATACAACACAGATAATGAAGAGAAGGGATGCTTTGCAGTCCGTAGGGTGTTTGGGTTCGGTGGATACTTAGTATCCTATGGTGATACTGGTAAGCATATTGGTACTTCAGTTCAAAGTGAATTAAGTTTCCCTTCATTTGCTACCAGTAGGATTGGATGCAATCCTATGCCTGGATTTGGAACTCATCGTGAGTTTGATCGTGGTCTCTTTGGTTGGTGGGCAGACCATCCTAATGCAGTACCAACTGCTGATGGTGTTGACACAGGTGAACCAGCAAGTACACAGGATGTTGATGGATTATATTCAGCAGCAGAGAGTTGTGGCATGCTTGATGGTATTCTTGCACCGCACAACGGTCTACCTGCTACAGTCCCAGAAGCATATACTAACTTCCATCCAGATGCATTCTTCCAAGATTATTATCTCAGGAACGACAGAAGTCCTCTAGGAGACGCAAAGATACGTGTTATGTTTATTCCTATAGCACAGAACATTCAGAAGGTTCCTAGGACTCATGAACGTATGCAGTGTTGGATAGAGATCGTTGAAATACTTGATACTGGTACTAACTATCGTGCTGGTGATGTATTTGAGTTATCATATCCACCTAGACGGAACCCTATACATGAGGATCCAGATGTCACACCGTTCTATCCTGATCAGGAACCAGGATTTACTATGCCAGATACATGGAAGTATCATACCAAGGTTGATGGTAAGGTTGACGAGGGTGGTATAGTAAGGGTGGAAGATAATGGTTTGTATGAACGTAGAGCAGAACGTCAGTCTATCCCACGTCGTACACCAATTGAGGTGATCTATCAAGAGTCACACAATAAATCATCTAAGCAATGGTACTGGACTAGTAACAAAGATGAGGACAGGATTAAGTTCCGTGTCGCTATTAATCAAACTAATCCAGCAACGGATGATCTTTCTCTCCGTTACACCAATGAAGCAAACTTAAGTGAATTTTCAGGAGTAGCCTATCATGGATGATAAAGGTTTTGGAAAGCAAATGGCTGTTGAAAGGTCATTAGCACAGTCAACTAAAGAACTAAAGCAGATTAGGAAGGTCTTACAGAAGTATCCGAATGATTCTGCTGGTCGGAAGAAGATGTTGAAGAAGTTAAAGAAGTACTGGAAGTCACCACTAGGTGAACTAGAACGTATCTCTTACAAAGCAGGTAAGGCAGAGTTCATACCTGTCACTGAACCTGTAAGAGCAGAAGAGGTAGAGGAAACCGAACCAACTTTGTCTGAAGAGGACAAAAAAGCACTGTTAGATGCCCTTTCTAAGTAGTGAACTTCCCCAACTGGCACACTTGACACCGTTTTTAGATAGTGTTATTATAAATATTCTTAACAAAGGACTCGAAACAATCGTAACCCTGTGTTGAATGCAAACAGTACCCCATGTCGGGGGTGCTATCATCCGCAGGGTATTTTTGTATCCTTGCGAGACAATACAAACAATCATGTCTATTAAATCAACAATCGCAGCTGTAGCTGCATCACCATTTCTACTCGCTGGAGCTGCCTTTGCTGGTCCTTATGTGAATGTAGAAAGCAATCTCTCTTATCCTGATGGAGACTACAGCTCTGCAGCTACAGACATCCACATAGGATATGAAGGCGTTGCTTCTGAAGGTAAAGTTGCATACTATGTACAAGGTGGTCCTTCACTAAGTCATACTGATGCTACTGACGATACTGAAACAGAACTTTCTGGTAAGATCGGTGCTTCTTATGCTCTTGCTGAAGCAACATCTGTATACGGTGAAGTATCAGGTGCAACAAACGGTGAAGATTCCGATGGCGATACAGTCGTTGACTGGGGTGCTAAGTTAGGACTTAAGTTCAACTTCTAAATATCTCCTGGTTTGAGATCAATCAAGACCCCTTCGGGGGTCTTTTTTTATGCTATAGTTTACGAGTCAAACAAATGGGGTCGGGACTATCGCATATTGGTTAATGCCCTCTGCTTATAACGGAGTGAACCGAGTTCAATTCTCGGTAGTCCTACCTTAATTGACCCAATAGCTCAGTGGACAAGAGCATCGCTCTTCTAAAGCGTTGGTCGTAGGTTCGAATCCTACTTGGGTCGCTTAGGGAGTGTAGTCCAACGGCAGAGACAGGAGACTTAAAATCTCTACAGTGTGGGTTCGAATCCCATCACTCCTATTTCTTTTTTTATGATATAATAAATAAAATTTTGCGGTACCATAATTATGTCAGCAAACCCAGGTTCAGCAGTCATCTACGCACGTTCAGGATGTCCTTATTGCTCAAAGATTGAGGAAGTATTTCGTGGTAAGGGGTGGACATACAGGAAATATATGTTAGGATCACAGTTTACACGGGAACAATTCTATAAAGAATTTGGTCAGGGTGCTACCTTCCCTCAAGTCATACTAAATGGCAGAAGGACAGGTGGTTGTACTGAAACCGTTAAATACCTTCGAGAACAGAAGTTCGTATGATGACAGCCCAAAACCCCGAAGAGCTTTATACACTGGTTGATAAAACTCTGGAAGACACCATCAATGGTGGTCGGTTTCTCTTTAACATGTATAGTTATCTGGAAGCTGCGAAGTGGACACGCAGACAGGTGCAAGAGTTCTTAGATTCATCCGTAGCAAAAGAAGTTACACAAGAGATCTCAGAACTCAACACTTATATTAAGGGTGGTGACTCCTATATGCGTGAAGCATATCACCACATTCCTAAACCACGAGCGAGAAAGATTCGTGACTACCTAGTTAAGATGATTGATGATGCTGAAAGGTATTCAGATCAACGTAGACCAGGTAGAAAGAAAGGTTCCAAGAACCGAACTAAATAAATTTAAATATAGGAGGTTGCTATGTCCGAGATATCTTTTTACTACATTGCATTCTTCCTAACGATAGGTAGTTTCCTATTGGGTTTCGTGATAGCATGGAACTTGAAAGAAGTCTTCGATACATGGAGAGAGTCAGCAGAGTATGCTGCTATGGTTATGCATCCTGAGATGTATGAAGATGGCAACCCTGTTGATCCTGCTGAGTTAATATACTTGCGCATCCATGAAGAAGATGATATACTAAACGATGAAGACGAGTAAACTATGAAATTATTGATATCTGAAGTGCTTCAAAAGGCACATGCAGCTAAGACTAAAGACAAAAAGATCTCGATACTTCAGAACAATGCCTCTGATGTACTGTTGTCTTTGTTTATTGTTAACTTTGATGAGTCAGTCACCCCTAGGATTCCACCTGGTGATGTACCATACAAACCAAACGATGCACCTAAAGGAACAGAGCATACTGTTTTAGATAAGGAAGGTAAGAAGTTGTATTACTTCTGCCAAGGTGGTGCTGATCATCTACCTCAAGCTAAAGTTGAACAGATGTACATTGCAATGCTTGAAGGACTACATGCTGATGAAGCAGAGGTAGTTTGTAAGACCTTTAATAAGGTATTACATAAGAAGTATCGCATAACACTTAACACAGTTAAGGAAGCATTCCCTAATATCAAATGGGGTGGTAGAGGAGGAGATCAGATCCCAGAGGGTAGAAGGTATACATCATGAGTATTACCATCATCCATGAGAACTGTGATGCAGTAGCAGCAAACGATAAACAATTACCTAACACTGCATACCTTGTCACATATAAGAAGGCAGATAAAGTCTTGCATGATATTGCCATGAGTTCGAAGCAAGCGGACATCTTTGATCATTACTATGATAAGTATAAAAAAGATTTCGTTACTATGAGACAGGCAGATGGTCAAGTAAGACCTAACCTTTGGGTTGATCGTACTCAATTACAAGAAGCACCAAAGAAGAAACGTAAAAGGAAAACTGATGGCTGATAATGTTTATTTCAATCCTCGTAAGGCAGCAGAGGCAGTGAAGAAAGAATTGACAATTGAGTTTGATAAGAAGACAGCAGAAGCGAAGAAAGAAGTTTCCGATTTTGAATTGGGACAAAAAGTACTCAATGTTACTGCTTCTCTATTCATTTCACCTATTGTACTGATGCTGCTATGGAATTGGTTGATGCCTGGTTTGTTTGGGTTGGCAACCATAGGATACCTGAAGGCATTCGGTCTTCATGCAATGGCACGTATATTATTTCATCACGTTGATTAATTATGTCTAAAGTATGTTTTGTATCTATTACACCAGATGCAGAAAAGACTATGGGATACATTGCAAGAGTATCCAACCCAAAGAACCAGAACAATCCTAATGTTGCTGGTCTTTTAAAGTATTGTATTGAACATGGACATTGGTCTGTCTTTGAGCAAGCACACATGACCCTCTCTATTGAGACTACACGTGGTCTTGCAGCACAAATACTAAGGCACAGATCATTTACATATCAAGAGTTCTCTCAACGGTATGCTGATAGTAGTATGCTTGCTAAGGAGATACCTTTACCAGAATTACGTAGACAGGATACAAAGAATCGTCAGAATAGTATAAACGATTTGGATCCTCTACTAGTAGAAGATTTTAATCTTAAGATGCAGAGACATTTTGTTGATGGTATGCATCTATACAAAGAGATGTTAGATGCAGGTGTTGCTAAGGAGTGTGCTAGGTTTGTACTACCTCTTGCTACACCTACTAGGTTATACATGACAGGTAGTATACGTAGTTGGATTCACTATATACATTTACGTACTGCTAATGGTACACAGAAGGAACACATGGACATAGCAAATCTATGTCGTGATCATTTCATCTGTAAGCTTCCAACCATTGCTAAAGCATTGGACTGGTGCCCTGATGAAGAGGACTGTGACTGTAGGTACGATGATGATTGGGATGACCTACAACCCTGTTTGAGAATTGATTAACATCGTTAAAGACCTAGCAATATTAATCCGTAACAGTTGGGAGGATTTGCCAGGTCTTGAAGAGTCAGGAGATAATGAGTTCCCTGTTATTCATAAGGAAACTAAGAGGGATAATATATACATCTTTAATGAGATGTATAAGTGTGATGGAATACGTAAAGCACATCTAGAGATCTGTAAGACAGGTAAACTGGATGTGCTTCATTGTGTTTGGTTCCCTGACCCTAAATATAATTTACCTATCTTTGGTGCAGATATCATTGCCACTCCCACCATGTGTACAGCAGCAATCGTTGATGTATCACCTGTTCATGGTAGTGAATCAATACACTCAGATATAAACAAGATCAGTAACAAGTATATCTTTAAGGAGCATCGTGTGTTACCATTATGGGGTGAAGAGATATTCTCATCTCAGATGAAGTTTGTACGTCTTAGAGACGACAAAGAAATGCGACAATTCCATGAAGTTGTGCTACAATATCTGAAGATCTATACTTCTGCTATTAAGGTTGCTAAACCTGACAGCAGTTGGATCAATGAGATGAAGAGATTGGATGATCAGATCTGGTACTGTAAGTCCCAGAAGAAGAACAGAAAAACTTCTAATGTATTATCCAGTTGGTTCACACCACAGTGGGCTGATCATTACATAGAAACCGTACTTTTTGACGAACCTCATGCCGACATACCCAGTAATAAATAAAAGCACAGGAGAGAAGAAAGAACTCTCCATGTCAGTCGCATCCTATGACCAATGGCGTAAGGATAATCCCGATTGGGATAAGGACTGGCAAGCAGGAATAGGTGGTCACATGTATGGCAAACCCAAACAGTCCGATGGATTTAAAGATGTAATGTCTAAAATTCAGCAAGCTCATCCACGTGCTAACCTATCGAGGTATACTTAAACATCATGCCAGCAAAGAAGAAGAATGGTAACGGTACTAACGGAAGGAAGGTTCCTGCTTACCAACGGAAAAGAAAGGCAATTAATACTGACCAACTCAAAGTAATTAAACCACTAACTCCTAATCAGGAGAAGGTGTTTAAATCTTATGAAGAAGGTAAGCATTTAATCCTTCATGGTACTGCTGGTACTGGTAAGACATTCATTAGTCTTTACCTTGCATTAAGGGAAGTGCTTGACGAATCTACACCTTATGATAAAGTGTACATGGTTCGCTCTCTTGTACCAACTAGGGAGATTGGTTTCCTACCAGGAGATCATGAGGACAAGTCAAATCTATATCAGATACCATACAAGAACATGGTTAAGTTCATGTTCCAGATGCCTGATGATAATGCCTTCGAAGCACTCTATGATAATCTAAAGTCACAGGAGACCATCTCCTTCTGGAGTACATCATTCATTCGTGGTTGTACTATGGACAATGCTATTATTATAGTAGATGAGTTCTCAAACTTAAACTTCCATGAGTTAGATAGTATTACTACTCGTGTTGGTCAGGATTCTAAGATCATTTTCTCTGGAGACTATACTCAGTCCGATCTCATTAAAACTAATGAGAGGACAGGTGTTCTAGACTTCATGAAGATCATGCAGACTATGCCTTCAGTTGACATAGTTGAATTTGAAATCAGCGATATCGTTCGTAGCGGTTTCGTTAAAGAATACCTGATTGCTAAAATCAATCAAGGAATGTAATTTATTATGCCATTTGTTCATCTAGAAACACCTGTTGACATCGTAGATCTTGAATCTCGTACACTACCACACGGTAGATTTTATAAGTTACCTGATGGTAAGTGGGCTCCTAGTGTCACTACAGTCACAGGTCATCAAGGTAAGGAAGGGATTGCTAAGTGGGAACAGAAAGTAGGTTATGCTGAAGCAGAAAAGATTAGACATGCTGCTTCTTGGAGAGGCACACAGTATCACAATCTAGTAGAGGACTATCTAAACAATGAACTGGAGAAGATTGAGAAGAGCGAGGGTTTTCCCACTTACCTTTTTCGGGCTAGTCGTTCGACTCTTGATCGTATTGGCACTATTAACTGTCTTGAAACCCCTCTTTACTCTTGCAATCTGGGTCTTGCTGGCAGGGTTGATTGCATTGGTGAGTTTGATGGGGAGCTTGCTATAATTGACTTCAAAACAACAACTAAACTAAAGAAAGTTGAGTGGTTGGAGAAGTATTTTGTACAGGAAGCAGCGTATGCTTACATGTACTATGAACGCACAGGTATTGAGGTTGATAAACTTGTTACCTTATCTGTTGCAGAGGATGGACAAGTACAAGTTGAACAACGTTATGATAAAGTTCCCTACATGAACCTGCTTCTTGATTGGATCGAACAGTATCGTATGGATTCACTAGAAACATGGGCGGTTCAGGAGGGACAGCGTGAAAGAAATTGAAGAAAAGTTTATGACACAGGCAAAGTTTTCTGCCTTAGTCGAACAAGTTGTGAAGGATTCTAATGGTCTCGTTAATTACATAGAGGCAGTTACATCCATCTGTGATGAGTTTGAAATTGAAGTTGAAACAGTAAGTAAGTTGATCTCTAAACCATTAAAGGATAAGATCAAATACAATGCTCAACAATTAAATTATATTAAACGTACAAGTAGAGGGGTTTTACCACTATGAACCAAGAGGAGTTCTTCAACTCAGAAGTAGTAAGAGATGAGCTTGAAGATATACAAAAGACATACACTGAACTACTCAATATGAGTAATAAGTTATCACAGTTTAAACCTCAAGAAAGATTAGATCATATTAATAAAACACTTGAGTTGATCGCTAAACAGAAGGTGTTCTATGCCAGATTGTCTTTGGCATCTACCTATGTTCAGGAGGATCAAGACCATTCTAATGATGGTACAGTGACAGATGTAAAGCAAAGGATTGATGATGTATCTAAGATGTATTCTAGTGGTATGGATCTTACTTATATCTTGAACTCGATGGAGGAAAAACTTAAGCAGTGGAAGAAACAGATTAAGGAACACGAAATAGATGTCGTTGACAACGACTAAATAGTATGCTACTATAATCCAGTAGCACAATACAAACACATTCAATACGGAGAATACGTAACATGTCATTTGCCACTTTGAAGAAGTCCAGTGGATCTTCTTTCGCTTCCCTTAGCACTGCTATTGAGAAGTTAAACAAACCTGCTGGTGCTAAGGTAGATGAACGCTTCTGGAAACCAGAAGTTGATAAATCTGGTAACGGTTATGCTGTTATTAGATTCCTTCCTGAGACAGATGGTGACCTACCTTGGGCACAAGTGTGGAGTCATGCATTCCAAGGACCAGGTGGATGGTACATTGAGAATAGTCTTACTACATTGGGTCAGAAAGATCCAGTTGGTGAGTTGAACCGTCAACTATGGAACTCAGGTTCAGATAGCGACAAGGATGTCGCACGTAAGCAGAAGCGTAAGCTCTCTTACTACAGCAACATATATGTTGTTAAGGATCCTATCCATCCAGAGAACGAAGGCAAAGTCTTCCTCTACAAGTATGGTAAGAAGATTCACGACAAGATCGTTGCTGCTGCTCAACCTCAGTTTGAGGATGAGACTCCCATCAATCCTTTCGACCTATGGAAGGGTGCTGACTTTAAACTAAAGATTGTTAAGGTTGCAGGTTTCTGGAACTATGACAAGTCTGAGTTTTCTGCACCTAGTGTACTTGGTGGGTATGATGATGCACAACTTGAAGAAGTTTACAACAAAGAGTATTCTCTTAAAGAGTTTACTGATAGTTCTAACTTCAAGTCGTATGAAGACTTAGAGACACGATTAAATCTTGTATTAAACAAGCGTAAAGTCGCAACGTTTAATGAAGAGGAGGAAGAAGTACTTCCACATAACGTACCACAGGCCGCTGTACAAACTGTCACAGGTAGTGTACCAAGTGGGTTCGGTGATCGTGTAGAATCAACACAGTCAGAAGATCCCGATCTATCTTACTTTGAAGACCTCGCTAAAGAACTCTAAATTATGAAATGGTTACTGCTCCCACTAATTCTATCCACCAGTGTTGCTGCACCAGCATCAGCACTAACATGGGCAGAGTTCTGGGAGCCGTTTACTGAAGAAGTACATGTCCATCACCATCATGGTAGACATCGTAGACCATACAAACATTGGAGACCAGATCCCAGTCGCATGTATTGCGTAGAGATCGTGGAACACGAGGAGTATATTCCAGGCGACTACAGTCGATCAGGTAGATGGAGACCTGGTTGGATCAGGCGTTGGACTGAAAGAAGACCAGCACCATGTAGTCATTGGTAACTTGTATATTATTCGAACTTTGATTCCTGGAATACCCCGAAAAAAAATCGGGGTATTTTTTTGTCCCTAGGGTTTTTCTTGAAAATTCTCAGATCCACCACCTTTCCAAGGTGAGTGTTTCGCTGTTGCTAGATCATACATCCTTTGATGTATTTTGGTATCTTCATGAAATTTATCTATTTCTTCTTTTCTTGAATGATATACTGATTCTCCGTTTCTGTCTAGTGGTGGATAGTCTATGTCTTCGTTATCTTTTGCCATTGGCCAATTATCGTAAGGGTGTGGTATGTCATCAAACCACTCATCAAGAGGTAATCTGTGTAAGGGTTTTTTGGTCATGTTTCTGTGTAACCTGAATCTTGTGTACCCGCTATAACTCCAGAATCGTTAGTTGAGGTATTTGATGCAGCAGCAGCGATTGCAGCGTCAGCAGATGCAGCAGTAACCGCAAATACTCTATCTGCAAAATCTTGCATTGCTGCTTTTTTGGTAACTGCGGTTCTACCAATATCGCTTGTATATGTTGATTTGGCAGTAAGGTAATTTTCGTCAATAACTGCAAATGTCTTTTTCAACTCATCTTGGTCGATTTCGTCATTTGGTAGATATGCGACCAAATCTTCAAATTCTGCGATAAAGTCAGTTAGGTAGGGGGGTTTTAATAGGTATATATTCCGTTTATAGTCATTAATTGCGATTTCGTGTTCATAATTAGATATTGGCATAACCAAATCTGTGTGAGTTATGTTTTCCCAGTCAGTATAGGTAAAATTGTGATTTACCTCTATTCCTGCTGGAACTACTACATCACCTTGTGGGTTTTTAAACTCTAAAGACTCATAATGGTGAATTTCAGTTGCATTTTTGTATTTCTTAGCACAGTAATCCATGAGTTCAGTCTCATGCATTGGCCATTCATCATATAGGTTAATAATGTTGTTTGATACCAATATAACCCAATCTAGGGTAGGATCACCATATGCTTTATTTGCAACTTCATCAGGTCTTTCATTTGAAGCAATTGAGTATTGCTGGAACCCTAAAGCAGCACCCTGAAGATCGGATCTAATTTTAATCCGTCTAAAGATGTTTTTTGCTTGTACGTATGGATCTACACCTTGCTTTCTTATACTGTCAAGACGTACATATACGTTTGGTAGGTAGGAAAAATATTTACTCATTAGTAGGAAAGACCCCCTTGTAGCATGTCTTTAGTAAGGAATGCAGTTTCGTTGAATGTCAACGATAGGTTATATGCATTAGGACCATAATCATACTCATCGTTATCACCAGTGGCACCATTTCTTAGAGTAGAAAGTTGACCATCTGGAGTTAGATTAACGTTCATTCCAGATAGAACGCATTTTGTTGGAAATTGCATGATATATCCTAATGTTGCTGGTCTATCCATTGCTTCATTAGCTCTTTCTTGCGAACCTCTATATCTCACAATACTTAAATGGAAGAAATCTGGAATTGTTAACCAACGATCTCCTCTACCTCTACCACCTTCTTCAAGTTGAGTGAAAATGTCTTGTGATTGACCATCACTTATACCAGCAGTAGAGTTTTTACCAGGTAGCATGGATATACGTAGTTTATGAATAATATTCTTAATCGTTTGTACGTCTTCCATACTCTTTGGTACCATTTTGAAATCAAATGAATGATTTCTATAATCAGTTCCCTGAAATGTGGTTTCCTCATATGGGTTCATTATTGCCTTTTTAGTTAAGGCAGCAAGATCATTAGGACTTAAATTCGTATTACCTAGGTTTGATAGGTTTACTGCATCAGCAGCAATTTGTGCAGCAAGGTTAGTTTTAACTTGAGTAGCAGCAGCAGATATCTTTTCACCAATTCCTTCAGTAGTTCCCTGACCCATGTTTCCGATAGCAGCAACACCAGCAGCACCGATTGCTGTTTGTTGATTATATCTTGTTGTATATTGTTCTGATAAATTACCTGGTAAATATAGAAATATCGAGTCTTTAGCAACACCAGCAGAACGCCCAGTTCCAGCATTGGCACCTACATAGTTATATGGATTATTCTTCTTAGAATCGAAAATATCGATTTTTAAGTAATCCATCGATTCAGTTGGATAACTGGATTTTCGACCAATACTTTTCCTGGAACCATCTGATGAGGCTCCAAGTGGTTTTAATCTTGGAAATACGAATGCCATGAAAAAAGGCTATAAAGGAAAATTCAAACCATCAAATCCTACAAAATATAAAGGTGATCCTACAAATATTATTTATAGGTCTTTGTGGGAGTTAAAATTTATGAATTGGTGTGATCAGAATGCAAATGTTATCAAATGGTCAAGTGAAGAAGTTATTATTCCCTATATTAGCCCCGTGGATCGTCGTCCTCATCGCTATTTCCCTGATTTCTATGTTGAATCTAGAAGCAAAACGGGAAGACCCAAGAAAAGAGTCATTGAGGTCAAACCTTATGCTCAAACTAGAAAACCGAAACCACGTAAGGGACCGAGGTATCTTGCTGAGGTAAGAACATACGGGATTAATCAAGCGAAGTGGAAAGCAGCACGGGAATACTGTAAAGATCGCAAAATGGAATTTATGATACTCACAGAAAAAGAATTAAAGGTATGAGTATATTTCAGGATGTAAAAGATCTTGCAGAGGGATCCTCACAGTCAAAGGACTGGTATCGCTCACAGATGTTTTATGGTCTGCAGGACTATACTGGTGGTTTCCTATCTGGTGATATTATATTTTTCAGATATGGTGCAGCAACATCACCAGATAAGTTACCTTGGTATGACCAATATCCTATGGTTCAGATATATGATAGAGATATGCAAAATCTCCAATTTCAAGGTGGTAATCTCCATTATTTAAGACCAGAGATGAGAAAAGCAGTTGGTAAATCATGGTCTTTGGGTGGTAGGCAATACCCTTTGCAGTGTCACCATAAATACTTTATGTCTAATGCTACAAATATTAAAGTGGTGCCAAGAGAAGAATTTATTGATATGATTCCATTACCATTAGAACAGTTCGTTATGAGCGTTGTGGGTAGATGGATGGAGGTGCCTAGTAGTCACATCTGGAGTCGTACATAATGGCATTTACAACCCCAAATTCATTTACAGAATTTATGGATTGGGTCCGTACTGGAGGTGCGGAACCCGCTAGATCTAATCTATATTCAGTATTCTGTGGTATGCCAGCGATTCTTAGAGATAATGAGGTATATCAGTGGCGTAAATGGTATGAATATGTCAATTTCGCAGCAGATGATGTAACTGTACCTAGTAGACAGGTTACTACTGCGGAAGTTAAAGATTTTGGTATGCAGAGAAAGTATGCCACAGGACAAGTTAATAGTCCTATTACTATTTCATTCCTTGTATCTAAAGATCTATTCCTAAGACATGTCTTTGAACATTGGATGAATGAGATGGCAGGAGATCAGGAAAATAGAACTGCTTTTTATGATCAGTACGTAACTAATCTAATCATACAAAAGTGGGAATTGGGAAGTAATATAGTTTATCAGGATAGTAGTTCGAAGAGTTCACCACCACCTAGGAGTAGATTGAATAGAGTTACAGGTGTTTGGAATCTATATGGTGCTTTTCCAACTAATATCAGTGTGATGAATTTAAACAATGAACAAGCAACACTTATGAAGATGGATATTGAGTGGTCATATGAGAGATATCGTTTTGATCAGGTGATGACTGATGTTGGATTTGGAGCAGGTAAGAGAGATAGGATAATTGACTTTAGTCCTAGAAACCAAGTATTAGAAAATCTAGGTCTTGGGGCAGGTAGGGCAGAACAAGCGGAGGTAAATGATTTCGGAATTTGACCTACTAAATAACTACAATACTATGTTAAATTATGGCATTACCAAAGTTAGCGATACCTGAATACGAATGCGAATTACCTGTATCGAACTTAAAGGTCAAATATCGACCTTTTCTTGTTAAGGAGGAGAAATTACTGTACTTAGCCATGGAATCTCAAAAAGAGAAAGAAATGGTCAATGCAGTAAAGACTATAATCAAAAATTGCACAGATCTAAAAGCGAATTTGAATAAAATTCCAACTTTTGAGATTGAATACCTATTTCTACGTATTCGTGCAAAAGCAGTTGGTGAAATTAGTGAGTTTACCGTAACTTGCCCAGATGATAATAAAACAACTGTTGATGTGAAATTACCTCTGGAGCAAATTGAAATACAACAAGATGATGAGCATACCAAAGATATTAAATTATCCGAAACAGTTGGTATCGTTATGAAGTATCCATCATTGGATCTATTCATCGATCAGAACTTAAGGGATGATCCTAATATCGAGGATATGTTTAAACTTGCTGCTCAGTGCATTGATAAAGTATATGATGCAGATGAGGTTTATGATTCCTTTACTCTAAAAGAAGCATTAGATTTCATTGGTGATTTGAATTCTGAACAATTCCAACAGGTTCAAAAATTCTTTGACACTATACCTAAACTTAAGCATGATTTGGTTGTTACTAATCCTAAAACTAATGTAGAAAGTACTATTCCACTGGAAGGACTTGCTGCTTTTTTCGGATAGCACTCATGCATGATTCCCTTATGAATATGTTTAAGGTGAATTTCGCATTAATGCAACATCATAAGTACAGTTTAACAGAACTGGAGAATATGATACCTTGGGAACGTGATGTTTACGTGAATTTACTCCTTGCTCACTTGCAAGAGGAGGAAAGGAGACAAAAAGCACAGGAACGAAAATCACTATAGATGGCAAAACTATCAGTCTACAAATACCAACCAGTAAAACTTCCTCAAGGGAAGGGGTTTTCTAGTGGGTTTGTGACTAATGTCAAGCAGGTCAATAACCTTGGTATTTCTCTTACAGGCATTGCGAATTCAACTAAAAGCATTCATACGTTGCATGAGTTTCAATCGGAATATCTACAAGATCATACCAAGGATAGAGTTAAGGTAATCAATAATACTGCTAAAGAAGCAGAGAAGCGTTATCAACAGAGAAAGAGAGTTGAGGAAAAACTTCTCAACAAGAAACAGGATACTGCTGCTGAAAATCTTCAGGAAACAGATTTGACTCCTGAAGATGAGAAAGCATCACAGGAAGCAATAGATAAGGAAAAGGAAGGTAAGTTATCGAAATTTTTAGGTTTATTTAGATTCATTGGTGCAATACTTAAACCTCTAAAGGGGTTAGCAATTGCTTTAGGGTTGTTCACAACTCTCGAATGGATTGAAAAGAATCCTGAGAAGGTAGAGAATGCTATTAACTTCTTTATCGGATGGGGTAAATTTGGAATGAAAATCCTCTCATGGGGGATTGGTAATATTGGTGATTCATTAACATCCTTTGGGGATATATTGGATCCTAATAAAAATCTTATTGAGAAGACTTTTTCAGGATTAAAAGGTGTACTCCAATTAATTGGAGGATTGGGTGGACTATGGTTTGCATCTAGGGTATTCATGCCTTGGAAGTTAGTTGGAGATTTTAAGGCATTATCTAATCTATTCACAGCATTACGTGATCAGGGTGAAGATGGTGGTGGTCCTAATCAAAGACCTAATAGAAATCAGAGAACTAGAAATGCTTCGAAGGAAGCAAGAAAGAGATATCAAAGACGTTTTGGTAAGGATGCGTCTAGAAAAAGATTTGGCGGTAAGATAAGGAATAATAAATGGGCACAAAAAGTTAAAAGACTTGGTGATAAGAGTAAGAAGTTACAATCTAAGTTAGGTAAGTGGACTGGTAAGTTAGGTAAGATGAAAGGTCTTACCAAATTTGCTAAAATTGGTGCTGGTGTTGGTGCTGTATTCTCTGGTGTTAGTGCATATCAGGAGGCAATAGCAGCAGGTAAGACTAATGCAGAAGCAGTAGGTCTTGGTGTAGGTAAGGCAGCAGGTGGTATGGCAGGTGCAGCAATTGCTACTGCTTTCTTAGGTCCATTTATTGGTCCATTTGCACCTATACTGGGTAGTATAGTTGGAGAGTGGGTAGGTGGATGGGTAGGTGAAAAACTTGGTCCTATTATTGAAGGTGCATTTAAAGGATTCTTCAAATTCTTAGGAAAGATGCGAGAATTTGTACAGAATTTAATTAGGAAGATAGTAGCGATTCAAATTAAGGTGATGAAACCTGCATTGGATTTCATCTTTATGTTTGTTGATATAATACAGAAAGGTCTTGATTACATTAAACCGTTCATTGAGTTTATAGCTGATGCTGCTGTAGATGTTCTTGTGAAAGGTGTCATGAAGATTATTAATGGTGCCAAGGCAGTAATGAATTTTGTGGGTGGAGTAAAGGAGAAAACAGGTCAAGTATTAAATGCAGTTAATCCTTTAAACTGGTTTAAGAAGAAACCAGAAGAGAAGATGGATGGTGGTAAATTAATAAACGATACTGTAGGTAAAATATTACCACCTCAATTAGTCTATAAAGTAGATGAATTTAATGATTTAAGGGAGTCTTTATCTGAGCAAAAGACTATAATTAAATCCTTCTTTAAGGAGAAGATTGGTGCAGTAGATATGGATATCGTGGTTGAAAATCATCAAGATATTATCAATCATCCTAAAGCACCAGCGAATATTACTGTAGAAGATATTACTCAAGGTAAGGTAAATGTTCCTGATGTAGTATTTGATGAGAGTCATGCAAAAGAATTAACAGCAATACGTAGAGCTGAAGAGTTTTTAAAATTTAATACAGAGAGAACCCTTATACATGTTGATGCTAAGACTGGTAAATTAAAAGTTAAAGGGTTTAATGTTGAGAAGTTTAAGACTACTATTGAGGGTATAAAGAAGAATCCTTTAAGTGCAGGTGAGTTAATTGAGAACTTTACTACTCCACCAAAGACATTTAAACCAGATTATAGTGTTGATACAGGTGCAGATGTTCCTACTGGTATGAAAGATTGGGGACCATCTATTAGTCCTGGACCTTCAATAAATAACACTAGTAATAGTATGAGTTCACTATCCTTCAATAGCAATGCTAGAAGTTTTGACCGTCAAGTTCAAGGTGGTAGTGCAGCAATATTAATACAAAAGATTAGACAACAGACTGTATCTCAATCAACATCTGAGTTAGTTATTATGAGACCTAACCCATCAGCCACGGTTAATTGTTAATGGCGAAAACTGCACCAAATAAAGAATCAAAAGCAAAACTTTATAAGATGGTTTCCTTTAAGGGAATCGAAAGTCGTAAGCTTGGTGAGTCTGACACTAAACAGATCGTTACTAGTGCAAACTCTGGATTCAAGCAGATGTCATTTGCATTGAATCGTCTTGGTGCCACAATGAATAGCATGGCACTTATGATGGAGAGTATGAACAGTTCTTTCAAGGAATCTGTTAATCTTCAGATACAACAACAAGATAAGATTGCCAATGCACAGGATGCAGCACTTAGTGATCAAGCACAGAGAGAAAGAGATGATAAGAGAGATAAGGAGAAGGCATTAGGTAGAGCAGCAGATGATGCAGCAGAAGCAAAGATGGAGGGTGCTAACCTTCTTGCTGCTAGAACTGGATATGTTGCTGGTTTTGTAGCAGGGAAGGTCGGTCAAGGAATAATGGGATTCCTACAGAAGTTAGGTTCATTCTTCTTCAAATTAGTAGGATATGCAGCACTTGATTGGATATCGAAGAACCCAGAAAAAGTTCAGAAGATGGTTGAAGCCATCGCTAAAATTGGTAAATTTGTATATAAGATTGCTAGTTGGTTAACAGGGGTTGCTCTGGGTGGTATTAGTGATTTTATGGAGAATCCTAAGTCCTTTAAGGGGATATTTGGATTGTTCAAGTTCTTTATGGTTTTGGGTGGTATATTTGCTGGTCCTGCGTTAATAAAGGCAGGGTTGTTTGCATTAATCACTAAACCAAAAGCGGTACTTAAACCTGTAATGAGTTTACTGAAAGGTTTAGGTAAGTTTATACTCAACTTAGGTAAGATAGCAGCCAAAGGGTTGTTTAAGGTTGGTAAATTTGCAATAAAGAACCCTAAAGCAGCATTGATAATGGGTGGTGTTGCCCTTGCTGGATGGGGTATTAATAAGATGATGAATCGTGGTGATGAGGAACAAGACTCAGATTCATTTACTGAAGATGATATACTTTCTACTGTTACCCCAAGAGATGAAGACTTTAAACACTATGGTCCAGAAGGTGGTACAGATGAATCTAAAGCATTTATAGAGAGTGCTGCGCAGGATATTAAAGCAAAAGTTGCAAAGGATGCTGAGGAGGGTAGTAAGAAAGCTAAAGGTGGTGGAATTGGTGCTACACTGAAGAAGGGTTTTGATTTTATTATGAAACCCATTCTTGGGATGTTTGATCAGATCAAGAAGATATTTGGTAATGTAATTGGATTCTTCAAGAAACAATTGGATGCAACCTTTGGATTCTTTGGAGAGATATTCACCACTATTAAAGACTTCTTATCACCATACATAGCAAAACTCAAGAATTTAGTTCAGACAGGATTGGAGATTTATCTTATGCCTTTCTTTAAAGTATTTGATGCCGTCAAGAAGGTTATGGCAGCAATAAGAGGTGAGGAAACATCAGGTAGTGATACTGCTACAGTGAAGGATGGTGATAATGATGGTAAAGCAAAGGGTGGAAAACTTATGACTGCAACTGCTGTAGCAGCATTAGCAGCAGGAGGATGGATTAATGGACCTCAAGAAGGTTATGCTGTATCTCTAGATGGTAGAGGTACAGATTTTATTGGTCATGGTTTGGAATATGTTGCTCAGATGAGTAAAGGTGGATTTGTTATACCATTTGATACACCTGCAACTAGAAAGGATCCTTCTCTAACTGGGAAGAGGATGAAGGAAGCAGCATTAGCAGGGTATAAACTTCCTGGTTTTGAAGAAGGAGGACAGTTTGGTTTTGCTAAGGAGATGATTAAACTCCATGAGGGGTTACGTCTTCAGAAATATCAGGATAGTTTAGGATTCCCCACTATAGGTTACGGACATCTAATTGAGAATAATGAGTCTATTCCTGATACTATAACTAAGCAGGAAGCAGATAAATTATTTGATGCTGACTTTACCCATCATAAGCAAGCAGCAGAAAGGATTAAAGGATGGAAGAAGGCAACAGAAGCACAGAAAGCAGCATTAATTGATCTTACATTTAATATGGGACCAGCGTGGGCAGATGGATTTCCAGCATTCAGGAAAGCATTTGCAGAAGGTGACTATAATAAAGCAGGTGAAGAACTTAAAGATAGTGCGTGGTATGGTCAAGTTGGTCGTCGTGCTGATACGATTATTAATCTAATTAAAGGTAAGGATCATGGTGCTGATTATATGAACTTTAATCCACCATCAAGTAATACAGGTGTTGGTGAGAGAATTAATCAATCACAAAAAGCACAAGATGAGAGATTAGAGAATGCAGCAGCACAAGCAAACGTCTCTGTATCAGAGTTAAAACCAATAGATCAACCAGCAGTAGGTGGAGGTGGAGGTGGTAAACCTCAACTTATAGGTTTACCTAAGAAGCAACAAGCAGCAGCAGAATTCATGATACCTAAATTTGGTTTGATGAATGAAAATCACACTCCAGTAGGAATGCTCACTTAATATGTCACAGCAAGCAAGAGATTATGAACTTAAAGATCTTACGGTTACCATTCCTAGTGGTACTAACCGTCAAGCTAGTGGTGACATAGCAGCAAGATTTAAGAAGGATTCTAAAAATAGTTTTGATCTACGACAAGTAGCAGCAGAATTTATATGGTATGAATCAATTGATGCACCATTTTGTAGATTGGATATATCCATTATAGAATCAGTTGATTTTTTAAATATATTACGTGGTGGAGAGATAGTTCATCTTGATATCACCACTGATGCATCAAAAAATCAAGGTCTTAAATGGGAAGGACAAATATTTAAGATAAGTAATGTTGTAAAGTCCGAAAGAACTTGTGCCTATACGTTGAACTGTGTTAGTACAGAGTCATTCAACAATGAGGTAAATAGAATTTTCGGCACATTCGGTCCTGCTGGTGATGGTACCTCAGCAAAGGAAGGTATCGTTAAGTGGGCTATTAAAGAGAAATTACATGGTGGAAACAAAATCAAACACGCAGGAGCGATTGAATCCTGTTCTAGTATTAATTTCGTTTCTCCTAACTGGAGACCTGTTGATTTTATTAATTATATCTGCGATAAGGTAACACGTACCAATGCTGGTCAAGGATCACAACAACAATCAGGTTTTATATTCTTTGAAAATAAATATGGATTCAATTTTACAAGTATTGATCGCTTATGTGGTCAAGAACCAATGTACAAATATACAATGGAGCAGTCCAACGTATCTATCAGTAATACTGAAAGGAATTATTATCTTATAAACAATATTTCATTCCCTGATCGTACTAATATCTTAGAGAAATTAAGAACAGGTGTTATTAAGAATGTTACTGCAGGTATTATGTTACCAGCAATGACACGTTCAGCAATTGCAATGGATACTTCTGGTGGTGGAGGTGGTACAATAACTGGACCTCGTGAATCAACACTTTCACAACAGTTTAGGAAGATGGATACTCTTGAAAAGGGTACTCCAATGCCACATCTACAGGAGTATGAGGATTATTTTCCAACTCGTCAAAAGATGAGAATACTTCCAGGTTTAAAGGATCAGAAAGAATCAGGTGGAAAACCTGCGGGTGATCCTAATGCTGGAGCAGCAACAGCAATATCTGCTACCTTAGATGTTGGTACTTATGCTATGGCAAGGTATCAGATGATAAGAGCAATATCATTACGAATAGAGATACCAGGTAATACTGGTATTGCTGCAGGAAGTGTTGTTGATGTTATGATACCTTTAGGTAGATCTGATAGTGGTAAGGTTGAAGAAGATAAGACATATTCTGGTAAGTATTTGGTTGCAGGTGTCTCTCATGTTTGGCAGAAAGATGGTGTATCCACAACATTAGAACTCACAAGAGATAGCGTTAGGGTATAATACTAAATATTTAAGTACGCTATTAGTTCTATGGCAGACATTAAGCACGATTTAGACCACGAAGTTTACCTTGATCCTAAAGATGGCAAGGAACATATTAATCATGGTAAGATAGAGTATACTAAGGCAGACTTAGAATCATCCCATGCTTATTATGAAGAGTATCATAAGAATGATGAACCTGAGACTGGTATTAATGACTGGCACTTAAGACATCAGGACTCTAAACTTGAGATCTATTGTGATAATCATCCTGACGCTGAGGAGTGTAGAGTTTACGACGAATAACTTTTAATTTATTATGGATCTGATTGAAGTAGATGCACCCAAGAGTTTTATTGCGGGTGCTAAAATCCCTGAAGAAGTCTGCGATGGTCTCGTGGACTTTTATAATACATGCGATTATTTACTGAGAGAACCAGGATCGTGTGGACATGGGGTTGATAAGAAGGTAAAAGATTCCATAGATATGACTATTCCTGTACATTTAAAGGATAAGAGAGTACAGGATTATCTTGACCAATTAGGGGAAGTTACGGTAGAATATATTAATAGATATCCTTTCTTTGGTAAGATCTCTTGGGATCTTATTTCACCTTTTAATGTTCAGAAGTATGAACCTGGTGGAGGTTTCTTTCAGATGCATACTGAAAAGATGGCAAGTCAATATGAGGTTTCTCAGAGAGTAATGGCATGGATGACTTATTTAAATACAGTAGATGAAGGAGGATATACATACTTTCCAACACAAGAAGCAAAGATAAAACCAGTTAAAGGTTTAACAATACTTTGGCCAGCAGATTGGACACATTTTCATCAGGGAATACCTGCACCTAATGAAACTAAGATAATAGCAACAGGTTGGTATGATTACACAATGCGACCAGTTCCACCTGATGATTCAGGGGAAGTACGAGAACAAGAAACAGGCACAGAGTAACCCTTCTCTTTGGCCACATATCATCATTAGAAATTCTTTAGTTGAAGATGGTATAGTAGAACTTAAATCGTGGTACAAATATAAGGGAGAAGAGGATCCATATGGGGTCTTTCATTTGTCGTATAGATATGATGAGGATGGTAATTGCCATACTACTTCACTTAATACATTAACAGGTGAACCAGCATGTGATTGGCATTGGGGATTTTTTAATGGATGGTGGTGGGGTGAACCTAGTAAGGATTGTATTCTAAATAATTCACTGGTTAAATCTCATGTTCGTTTCAATGGTACTGAGTATAGGTCTAGGGACACTGGACTTGATCTTGTAACTAAAGAATTTAAATGGGGTAAATCCGAAGAGGAAGGTGAGTTCATGTTCACTCGAATAAATAAATCGTAGGGTTGTATTATTAATGGAAGGATTTCAAGGTTATAAAACTGACTTCGCTGGACGTGATGGATTCACGTGGTGGGTAGGCGAGGTTGAAAATATAGATGATCCTTCTGACCTAGGTAGGGTCAAGGTTCGTATCATTGGTTGGTACACTGGTGCCAATTCAAATAATGGTGCAGATTCATATACTAAGACATTACCTACAGAGAATTTACCTTGGGCAACTGTTCTTCTCCCAACTGATAAACCACAAACGAAGAACGCTGGTACAACAACAGAACTACAACCTGGTGCATTTGTTTTAGGATTCTTCTTAGACGGGGAAGAAGCACAATTACCCGTAGTTATGGGTTCATTCCGTGGATTCCGTCAAGCAGATGATCAGAAGTCTGCAAGTGGTAAAGAGAAGGGTGCAACGGAGACAACAAAGGCAACTACCATTGCTGATATTAGTAATGCTGATAAACATCAAACCAATACTCCACAGCAAGAGACATTAACAGGAGAAAAGAATTTCGGTGGTGGTCCTTTCGTTAAAGATCAATCACAGGTATCAGCAACACCTCAAGGTGGACAAGAGGAATCTAGGGGTGCAGGTTTAAGCACTGCTGAGATTACAACTCCAGGTAACTCTGTAACTAACCCAATTAAACCACCTACAGAATCACAAGAGGTTGCTAATGGTGCAGAAGGTCCAGGTGGAGGAGGATTTGAGAAAGGTCTAACTCGTATGTTGACCGAGATGGGTAATATGACAGCAAGTCTTGCAACTGCAAGTGATGGTCAGTTTATCTCTATGATTACTGGTCACAGGGTAAATGGTGATAAGATCTTAGAACATCTAGGTAATATTGCTAATTATATTTCTTCAGCAATATCTGCTATTCTTGCACCATTAAAGGAATTCTTGGCACAAGTAATGGTCAAGATTGTAAATGCAGTAGTCAAAGCAATATCAAAATTTATTCCTATTAGTGTTATCACTGCAATTTTGAGTCTTATAGGGATGATATTGGATATGTTCTGTATGCCACACCCTGCATGGTTGAGTCTGGTATCAGGTGCATTAACTAATGTTACGGCATTTGCAGATCAAATTGTAGGTATGGTGTCTCAAAAGATAACCAGTGTTGTATCTACAATTGCTTCTAAGGTACAGGGTGTAACAGATAAAATCTTAGGTGAGATCAGTAGTGCAATAAGTAAGGTTCGTGATGTTGCTGCTACTGTTGTTGCTGGTATATCAGCAGTTAAAAATGCAGTTGAAAATATTGGTAAGATAGCAGGTCAACTTGATAAGTTATTCAAGGTTGATTTCTCTAATCTTGATTGGGGAAGTCTTCTTGGTATCATCATGGCAATCCTTGGAGCATTATTCAAGAAGGATTGTGGGAGGAAAATAAAGAAACCGAAGACTAAACAGTGGTTCCCACTAATAGGATCCACTGATTGCGAAAATGTAACCGAGTTTATTACTGGTGGAGCAGTTCCAACCAGTCTTAAGTCATGGTCTGAATCTACAGGTGGTAGTGGTACTAATCAAGGTGGTATATCTAGTGCTTCTGGTTATATTGATAGTCTATTCATGGGTATCAATACACGTGTAACGCAAGTACAGTCATTCCTTGATGGTAGTCGTATCATACACAATGCTACTAAGGGTAAAGAGTTCTTTGCTGAACAAGGACCAGGTGGTGTATCCAACTTCCAAGATAACCAAGGTAATATTCATACCAACGTACCTAATAACCAAACAAAGATTATCTCACGTGACTATGCTGTAAACGTTAAAAAGAATTTAATTCATACAGTTGAGGGTGATTATCATCTTAAGGTTCATGGTAACTGGCATATAGAAGTTGAGGGTGCAATTAATAATAGTCAAGGTAATGGACCACAGGCAGAGGCATCTGGATCATCTAAAACAGATTCAGCATCATTAGATGGTGATTCTGGATCATCAACCAGTGGTGGTAGTAGTGATAGTGGTGGTAGTAGTGATAGTAGCAGTTCTTCTGAAATGATACGTTTCAGTGATCTAGCAACACATCAACGTCGTATTGAAACACTTGAAGAAAGGATTCTTAGGGAGGATGAGGAGTTTTATTCAAATCTTAAACCTATGATTCCAGAGGGTTCTGGTAGGGTAAGTCCACCTATGAAATATTCAACCCTACAAACTGCAACTACAGATGATACTGAACAGCGTTCTGGTGATCGTAAGTCTGGTGACCATGATATAGCATATTCTGGTGACGTTAGGATACAAGGTAACCAAGTTCATATTGCTGCCATTACTAACCTTAAGTTGAATGGTAACCAGATTAAGATAGAAGGTAATAACATTACTAATAGTGCAGATGGTGAGATAGTTAATGAAGCACAGTGGATTACTTCATTCTTAAACTGTGGTCGTTTTGAGTTTGTTGCATTGTTTGATGCAATGAGTACTCTATCTGGACAATATAATATTGTTAAGGGTGCTATTGTTGATGTAACAACTGACCAACCTGGAATTGGTTCTGTACCTGCTGCTCAGATTCGTATGTCCATAGCAAATGTGGTTCCTACTGCGTTTGCAGACATTATGACTGGTGGTCAACCAGGCGTTCACTTCACGTTTGTATCCACCCCTACTGGTGGTATCGGTGAAATTGTAACATGTGGCAGTGGTGCCATCATAAACCAGACTACCACTGGACTTTGCTCCTATGGAGTCAACACTGGATTTGCTGCATTTGGGTGTGCTGTAGGTCCAAATCAGGTGTATGGGTTGCCATTACTCCTGAATTAGTGTATACTGAATCCACAACAGAGATTGATCTATGCCCGATAGTGAGTCTACTCTAGAGCACGTTTGGATTAATATTCCTCGAAGAACACTGACACTACTCGCTAGTGATGGTGTTGAGGAACAAATTCAATGGAAGTTTGACGAGGAGGGTGCTGACGGATTTCAAGAAACAATTACTAACATTGTGGAGAGTTTACCCAGTGAAGATATTTGCTTTGTATACAAATGAATAATGTAGTAGAAGTCAGTGAAACTGAAATTGTAGAAAATCTTGGATTCTGCCTAAACCTCGTAACAAGAGGAACATCCATCAAGATCATTAGAGAAGATGGATCCAGAGTAATGATGGTGCCACTTCCTAGTCGGGAAGTTAATCCACCTATAGGAGAGGTACCCGACTTACCTACCAATCCAGAAGAATTTATTGATCCAGTCGGAACCCAAAATTATGTGAGAGAAACCCTTGGAGAACTTGAAGCAGAACTTAACTCTTGATATCAAGATTTCATATCATGATGACTTCCATTGGACTCTAATTGCTTATGAGCAGGAGTTCTATACAGGTAATGCTGAGAATATGGAAGCATGTCTCATAGATATAGAAAGGAAAATTGACAAGGTAATGCATGAGCACAACGACCCCCTCAGAAGGAAAGGAGAATGAACCTTGGTCTTTAGAAGATCTTAAGAAGGCAATCCTTGATAGTGCGGAGGATTATCAGACAGTTATTGATAATATGAAGAGGACAGATGAAGAACCGTCCACTTGAGTTGCATAGTCTTAACTTTTGGGTTATACTATAGGTATCAAATCAATGAACGACATGACTTCACAAATCAATACTCTCGTAGAGTCCGCAAAAGCATTAAAGGAAGCGGGTTATGACATCAGAGCACTCCTTGAGGATGCAGGAGTATTCAAGAAGATCAACAAGTACAGAGAATTAGATGTAAGAGATCTACAATCACGCTATGACCTTCGTGCAACTGTAGAGCAAATTGGTCCACCTTCATACGTTGCTAAGTGGGGAAAACCTGCTGAGTGCCGTGGTAACATCTACAAGAAGAACGGTGACCTAGTTAAGGGTGGTTGGAACGGTGCGAAAACCTATCGTACAGTACAGGTAACTGGAAAAACTTTTTCGGGTAAAATTGTACAGCGTAACATTCAATTCCACACAGTCGCATTTGCACTACACAATGGTCGTTGGCCAGAGACACCTGTAGTTGATCACGCAGATGACAACAAATTGAACAACTACGGAGACAATCTTACTGAGAAGGATTACACAACTAATCAGTGGATGCGTAAAGCAAACGATCTTAAGAAAAGTCGTGTATAAATAAATCAGTAGAATAATATCTGTACCCTGTGGCAACTAAAAGAATATCGCAGTTAGATACGATTGGAGATGATTTGGTAACAGGCGAGGCAGTGATGCCTATCGTGATCTCCGATCCTCTAATACCTAACAGAAAAGCAAAAATCAATCAATTGTTCAGGGGTGTAGCAGCAGGTGATGCTGCTGCCCCTGGTCTAGCTTTTGACCTTGACCGAGATACAGGAATATATCAATCATCAGTTAATGAGATTGGTCTTACTTTTGGTAGTGCTTCGGTATATTATGATAGAACAGCGAACAATGATGGATCAAGTACTGTTTCCGCAAGGGTCATTGATAGTGCATCATCCAATTCTAATTTCCAGATTACTCCACAGGGATCTGGATTTTTCACTGTGAATGGTGTTTCACAATTTACAGACCAGAATACTATTGTTCAAGGTGCACAAAACCCAGGTAAGAAATTCTACTTTAATGCTGACACGGTATCTGCGCAGACAGGTACACGTCGTATCGACATGCCGAATGTTGGTACATTAACATCTACTACTCTCTTAGCAGACAATACTGTCCAGACTATTAGTAATAAGACGATCTTGATTAAAGACCAAGACTTTCAGGTTATTGGTTCATCAAACGCATCTAAAGTAGCGAAGTTTGAAACTGACTCATGGGAAGCACCAGGTACACATACTTATAAGTTACCTGACTTTGGTGCTGCTCAGACTCAATCAACTTTATTGGATGATATTACAGAGCAGAATGTTAGTAGCAAGAACTTGGTTAACCCTACGTTCTCTGGAACTCCATCTACTGATCCTAATAATCCTACTGAGAAAATTATCTTTGATCAAAGTTTAATTACACAGGATAGAACAGTTACGTGGCCAGACCTTAACGTTATTGTTGTTGGTGAAGCATCAACACAGACATTAACTAACAAAGCATATGCTGGTGCAGTTCTACAGGATACAGCAGACGTAACTAAGAAGATTAATATTAATCTTACAAACTTAAATACGAACTCCACTTTAGACTATACATTCCCAGAAGGAAGTATTGCATATCCTCTAAATAATGGAGGTAACTCAAACGTTTTGGTTGCTGAACAGGCAACACAAATAGTCAATAACAAGATCTTACAGAACACAAGTTTTGATAACCCTGCCGAGGTTAATGGTCGTGTATCAATTGACACAAGTAATATCACCGATGCGGTAACGATACAGTTTCCAAATGCAGACGCAACTTTACTATCAACGAACAATATAAGTGACGTTGCTATTAGTTTCGGTGGACCTTTAGCTGCACCTGTATTAGCAGGTTCAGTACGACTACAATCTTATTTCCAAGCAGGTTGGTAACAAATGACAGCAGGAAGACTTAAAGCAACAAATCTTGCCGCTACTACGAATACAGTGGTTTATACAGCAGATATTGATCACACAGCAAGTGTGCTCGTTACTGCTGCCAACCGCACAGCAGGTGTGCTGGATTATCGTCTCGCATTAAGAGATTATGATCAAATTCTTCGAGTATCGGGACCACAAGAGAACTCCAATGGTGGTGTTGCTTCCACCCATGAGTTCACAAAGGGTAATCCTATTAGTGGATATAAACTAAAACTCAGTCCAGGATTTACATATCAGGAAGCAATTCCTGGTGCACAGATCACCACTAATAATGGTGCACAGGCAAAAATTCTCGATGTATTTAAACCTACGGATACCATCACATACTATACTAAGTTTGTAGATATCTCTGATATTACACTTGATAGTGTTGTTGGTATTCCTGTTGGTGGAGAAACCATCACAGGTGCAACTTCAGGATTAACTGCAACTAATCGTGGTTATCTTGCTGCAGATGAAACAGCACATATTGAGATTGCTGACGTTGCTTCAGGTACAACTTCAATAAAAGTTTCCCGTAACACGGGTCTTGCAGATGCAATGAAGTTGACTGTTGGTTTAAAGAGTGCTGCTGACACTGAAATTATTACTATTGATAGTGGTGGTATTAACACATCTACTAATACATTGACTGTAACACGTGGTGCACATGCAACCACTGCTAGAGCAATTAAAGAAGGAGAATTTGTGAAAGCATATAGTGTTTCTGCAACTGCTTCGACAATTAATGAAGGTGCAACTTATGCTGCTGGTGATGTAACTTTAACTATAACAGATGCAACGGGATTCCTTACGGGTGCATTTATTATATGTGAAAATGAAATTCTAGAAGTTACAGATGTCAATGGTAATGACTTAACTGTAACACGTGGTATGTATGGTACTGCGGATGTAGATCATAATAATGGTACTGCTGTTACTGTACTTACAGATGGTGGTGATTATCTCGTGAACTATTTCACAGAGGGAGAAAACCTTACCTTTGGTACAAGTAATGCAACTGCAACCTGTAACTTTATAGTTGGGTCAGAGAGTGTTCAAGTAACACCTAGTTTCGTATTATCAACTACTGGTGTTGCTGCTACAGATCATGAGATCGTTGAACCAATCATTTTAAATAATGAGCGTGTTTATAAGTTTGATCAGGTTGATGCAAGTAATACTGGTCACCCATTGAAATTCTCCAGTGATAATGAAGAGGGTGCAAACTCCCCAACTGGTACAGAATTTACTACTGGTGTTCAGAAAGTTGGTACTGCTGGTCAAGCGGGTTCTTATTCTCAAATAACTATTGATGATAACATACCTACAACCTTATATGCATATAGTGACGCTGGTACTGCTGGTGGTCCTGCTGCTGACGAGGGTGCTGGTTTTGAATTCTCTACAGTATTGGCACCTGCATATGAAGAGATCTTTATCTATGATTTACAAGCACAACCATTTGCTGTTGCTGATACATTCACCATTGGTGGTAGTACTCAAACAGTACAATCAGGTGGTATAACTCCTGGACCTTATGGTTATGTACATGCTTATGACGCTGCTAATGCATTATTGAAGGTATCTTTACAGCACGGATCTCAAGCATTTGCAAATGGTGATTTGTTATATGATACTCCTACTAAAATTGCTGCTAATCGTGTATTGACAGAGGTTGTTACTGGTAAGATTTTAACCATTACTTCTCAGAGTGGTGCAGATGGTAGTAGAACTGCTGGTACATATAATTCTGTAGCATATTCCGCACAGAACAGTGGAACTAATGCAACATTTAATGTTGTAGTTGATGGTTCTGGTGCTGCTACTGTAACTATAGTAGATGGTGGTAAGGGGTTTGTTAACTCTGAAACTATTACTATTGCTGACTCAGTTCTTGGTGCTGGTGGAGCAGCGAACTTGACATTTGATGTTGATACTGTTTCGACTGGTGTTCATGTTGACGTTACTGCAATTGAAGATCAAGATTATCTACATTATGACTTAGATGTTGCTGCAAATACACAACAACGTGATGCTGCAATTGTCGTTGGTCCTGGTCAGAATTTGATTGCAAGGGCATCAGGTACAGGTGTTAGTGTTGTAGTTCAAGGTTTTGAAACTGCATCATCAGATTACACTATTATTCACCTACCGAAGGAATAACTCCACAATAAATACCTCTGAAGGAACAGATTAATGGCACTCACACGTCTTAAAAATATCATAACGTCGAGGACTGGTCGTATTATATACGTTAACCCCGACGACTTTGATGCATCGGATGCATACGATAATAGAGGTAACTCTGCGTTACGTCCGTTTAAGACGTTGCAACGTGCTTTCCTAGAAGTAGCACGATTTTCATATAGAGTTGGATTAAGTAATGATGAATTTGATGCATTTTCAATCTATCTCTATCCATCTGAATATGTAATTGATAATCGTCCAGGTGTAACTGATTATAATCAGATTCAACCTTTTGATGCTAATACAAACTTCGATATCACATCTTCATCAAATATACTTTATAAGTTTAATTCTGCTGAAGGTGGAGTTATTGTACCTAGAGGTTGTTCTGTTGTTGGATCAGACTTAAGACGTACAAAGATTGTTCCTAAGTATGTACCATATCCTACTACTTCTGGTAGTTTAGGTATTACTGCTGCCAATGAACCATTAGCGTCAGGTATATTTAAATTAACTGGTGCTGCCTACTTCTGGCAGATGTCATTTTTTGATGGAGATAATAATGGCGTTTATTATCGTGGTGACGATATTGCAACTATCGCTCCTAACTATTCCCACCACAAGATAACTTGCTTCACCTTTGCAACTACAGATGATCTAGATTTATACTATCAGAAGATCTCTAAAGGTTATGCTACTATTCCTGATTCTTCTGGTCTCGTTGCACAGGATCAGATACAGGCAAGGGTTGAGGAAAATAGAATTGTTGGTCCAATTTCTGACGAATTTGCTATATCTCAGATTGTTAGAAATGGTCAGACCGCAACAGCATTTACTGTGGATGAACTTGGTAACCCCAAGAACCACGGTTTCTCTGTGGGTGTTGCAGTTAACATCTCTGGTGTTACTGGTCCTACAGAACAAGACCAACTCTTATATAATGGATCATTCTTAATTACGTCTGCTCAAGGTAACCAGTTTACCTATCAGATGGCATCTGAACCATCAGGTAATGCTCTTGGTTCTAATATCCTAGTTAAGGTTGAGATTGATACTGTTGACTCTGCATCACCATATGTCTTTAACTGTTCACTAAGATCAGTATGGGGTATATGTGGTATGCATGCAGATGGTGCTAAGGCAACTGGTTTTAAATCAATGGTTGTGGCACAGTTCACTGGTATCTCACTACAAAAGGATGACAGAGCATTTGTATTGTATAACCAATCTACAAGTGCATATGAACCACAAGCACAAGGATCAGGTTCGCATATTAATGGTCTAGCAAAACACCGAAAGGGTTGGCGAAGTGTACATATTAAGGCATCAAATGGAGCATTCATACAAGTCGTATCTGTGTTCGCTGTTGGATTCGGAGACCACTTCTTCGCAGACAGTGGTGGTGACCTCTCTATCACGAACTCTAACTCAAACTTCGGTAACACATCCTTACGATCCAAAGGTTTCAGGGATTCTGCATTTACTAAAGACAAAGCAGGTTCCGTAACACATATAATTCCACCTAAGTCATTAGCTGACGTAGCAGAGGTACCTATTAACTGGGTATCATTAGATATTGCAAAGATCAGATCTGCTGCTGACTCATCTAAACTATATCTCTATGGTTATACGTCTGAAACAGCGAAACCACCAAGTAAAGTACAGGGATATACTATAGGTGCACGTCGTGATAGTGTATCTGAACCAGATAAGGTATATGTATTACTGAAAGCATCAGGTGCAGATAATCCTACTACTCACTACGCAAATATTAACCCTGCTGGTCCTACTGTAACAGGTCAAAAACCAGGTGATGAGAACTCACCTATTAAATGGGATCCAGCACAGAATAACTGGTATATTTCTGTTGATTCTTCTGCTAATACGATCTATACAACACTATTAGCAAATAGTTTATATCAAAACTTAGCATTTACTCCACCAACATTTGTACGTCGTCTACCTGACCCACGTAACTTGAAGGATAGAACATACAGATTTAGATATGTTCTTGATAAGGATGCATTCCCTGTACCTCGTGAACCTATTACTGGTTTCGTATTACAACCACGTTCATCCGAGACTAACTCACCACAATATTCTAAGGTATATTATATCTTTGAAGTTGAGACACATATACCATTTGAAAGAGGTGTAACTGACGGTGTATATTATCTAACTATACTATCAGCATCAGTAACACCATCTACTGATAACTTCAATGATATGGCGTTCTCTCAACAAACGTCGGATGTATATCCTGCATTTGATAGAGATAATCCTGCTGCTGATCCTGCTGCTGCTGTATCTGTTGCAGACAATCAGATCATTGGTCTTGTTAAAACTACAGATGGTGCATCACCAACTCCAGCAGAAAATACATTACTTTCAATTACTAGGGAAGCAGCACAGTTCTTCTTACTTGAAACTGAAAATAACTTAGGATATAGTACGTCTGCTAACACATTGAATAATGTTAGTGTTGTTGCAGGTTTAGGTGATGAGGAAGAAAGAAAGATAGCATTGAAATTAAATGCTGACCTATCAGTATCACCATTGTTAACTGAATTGAGAAGATATTCAATTCTAAGAGCATCAGGTCACACATTTGAATATCTTGGTTTTGGTCCAGGTAACTACAGTACAGCGTTCCCATCAACACAGGTACAAGTTTTAACTCAGGCAGAGGTTAGATTATCTCAGCAGTTAAAAGAAGAAGCAGGTGTTGCATACTATACTGGTGTTAACAGTGATGGTGAACTATTCATTGGTAACCAAGTTATTAACCCAGTTACAGGTCAGATAACTTCAGAAGATATTGCACAATTAAATGTTGTGGGTGAAGAAGGTGAGATCGAGACGTTTAGTGAAATCGTTCTTACTGATAAATTAACTGTTATTGGTGGTGCTGCTAACCAGTTGGAATCAGTATTCTCTGGTCCTGTTACCTTCCAGAAGAAGATAACATCACAGGAGAATATCCAAACTATTAAGCAGACATTTTCTAATGATGATGGTACTGTATTGAAACAGTTCTTCCTTGCTGAAGAATTGGGAACTGGATTACCTGACGTTCAAGCGGGTACTGCATTTAATAATGGTGATATTTGTTATAACATTGACTGGACTCCAGGTACACCATTAGGTTGGATATACGATCAAGGTATCTGGTATAAGTTTGGTGTTTCTGATTCTGAGGATATTAAGACTACTAGATTCGGTGGTACTACTCACTTCGGTCTAGGTGAATCAGCAGATGCATCAAATAGATTGAGAGTAAATGGTAATACAACCATTACTGGTGATCTAGATGTTACTGGTAAGTATGGTTGTGTGGATAACTATTCATTGGCAACTGGTATTGCTAACAGTAATAATGGTGTTATGTACAATGGTGATGGTTCTACATCCTCATTTGCTATAACTGCTGGACATACAGCATATTCATTATTAGTATTCTTAAATGGTGTTTGTCAGGTACCTGGCGTTGATTACACTGTTACTGGTAATGCTGTTGATTTCAGTGTTGGTACTCCACCTGCTACAGGTGATAAGGTACAAATACGTGAACTTGTTATCTAATTAATTTCACGAGGCACAACTCATGACAACAAAAATAATTGGTAATCAGATTGATGCTGCTACTCGTGCCATTGTAACTGCAATGGATGTAACAGAGCAGGTCAACTTACCAGACTTAAACACATCACAACGTGATGCACTTGGTACTCCTGCATTTGGAACTTTAGTATATAATACGACAGAAGATAAAGCACAGATATATTTACAGGATGCTGCTTCTGGTGCTGCTGGTTGGGCAAGTGTCGGTGGTGGTGGTCCTGCTGTTGGTGAGAACTCAATTATTAGAACTAACGGAACAACTATTGCAGAGAACGTAACAGTTGGTCCTACTGCTAACGGTGGTGCTGAGTTTACTAATGGATTTACTGCTGGTCCTGTAACAATACAAAATGGTTTCACGGTTACCGTAGAGAATGGTGCCACGTGGATGGTTATGGGTACCAACGATCAGACAGTTATTAGTTCAACAGATATTACTACAGATAAACTTACTGCTACTGGTACATTCCATTTCTCTGAAACTAAGGAGATAGTTAAATATTATTCTTCAGCAAGTAGTAGTCAGACACATAGTTTTAATGATGGTAACCTCATATATATGAGGAGGACTGGTGGTGGTGACTATACTCTTAATTTAACCAACGTACAATTAGAGCAAGCAGGATACGGTCTTACTATTGTTAATGCTAATGATGGTGCAGTTGGTGCTTGTAATAATCTACAGATTAATGGTGTGGATCAAACAGTAATTTGGGCAGGTGGACAAGCACCATCAATGGCAGGTACACATTTGATACAGTCATTCTCATGGATTAATACTTCCTATGATGGACAACCAGTTGGACAAAACTTTATTATTTTCGGTTCTTCATCTGAATATAGCACGTAGATACCTATGAAATTTGGATTTTCTGGAGCATATAGACCCATGTCATCTGGTGTGAAAGCAGCAGGTGGTGGTGCTGCTGGTGGTGGACGTACTTATAAATTAACTATAAGTGGTCAAATTAATAATGAGTATACCTTAGCAAATGATTCACCAATTTCATGGAACGCAGAAAATAATGGTGGATCTGGATGGTATAACACAACTATCACATTCAGTGAGGAAACTGAAACTACCATATATGCATGGGGTGCTGGTGGTGGTGGAACTAAGAGAACTAGTAGTCAGACTGGTGGAGGTGGTGGATTTGCTTCAGGAACATATACATTTAATGCAGGTAATGCATACGGAGTCATAATAGGTGGAGCAGGTGAGGGAGGTAACCAGTCTCCTTCAGACAATAATCAATATAACGGATATAATACTCGTGCTGGTAACTCTGGTACCAATAGTAATAGTAATAATGATGGTGGTGGTGGAGGAGGACTAACAGGAATATTCCTTTCAACTAGTATTTCAACAGGACAAGCAATTATCATCGCTGGAGGCGGTGGTGGTGGATCAGGTGACACTGCATATGGCGGTGGTGGCGGTGGTTCATCAGGAGACCAAGCATCAAACTGCTGCTCACGTGGCGGTGGTGGTGGATCCCAGTCTGGTGGTGGATCCAACGGTAACGCTGGTGCTAACGCTTGCTGCTCTGGTGCCATGAGAGGTGGTACTGGAGGAAGTCAAGGAGCAGGTGGCGGTGGTGGATACTACGGAGGAGGCGGTGGCGGTTCCTCAGGTCCAGGTGCAGGTGGCGGTGGATCAGGATATATAGGTCGTGTCGGTAGTGCTAGTTGGGCACGAGGAAGTCGAGGAGGTAACGCTGCTGGTCAATCATCTCCATATTTCCCTAATACAAATGTGGGTAGAGGTGGAAACTCAGGTGGTCGTGGAGGCGGTGGTCTCTTAGTTATTGTTCCAAAAAATCTCCAGACTGGTGGAGGTGGAGGTAGTAGAAAAGGTGGATCCCAAAGTAATCCTGCCGATTCTGCTAGACAAGCAGCATCAGAGGGTCATACTGGTAGTACAGTATGGTTGAAAGTTCATGGCACTGCTTTAGAAATGGAGTATGATGCTAGTGATAGATTTGGTTCTGGACATGCAGGATGGGCAAAGTTTGATGATTCATTCTTTGGTCAAAACTATAATAATATTCCATATACAGTATATGGTTCACCAGAGAGTATAAGACCTGCTTTCCATAACAATTCCACTGATAGCACATCTAATTCTACTATTAGTCAAGGACTCCATAGAATAGGTAGAGAGCAAAACCATCAAGGTGGTAACTCATTATCTACAATTAGAATTGGTCTTCCAAGACTAACTAGAGTTAAGTATAATGCTTCATATCAGGCAGGTGGTTGGCACACTGCTGACTTTGGTAACTTTAACCAGAACTTCAGTGGTATTATTAACAACAGTCCTTATGAGAATAATGGATCTGGATACTGGGCAGTGATCTGGACTGGTAACAGTGGTAGTTGGAGTCAAGACATGCATGTTATTGATCCTGGCAACCTAGGTAGTGGTAATAACTCACACTCTGCAAACTATGGACCAAATGGATTTGGTAGTGAAACCACTAATGATCCTTGGATAATTTGGGGTACCACTGATGCCTACGGTGAGTATCGTTATACAAATGACTGGACGCTTTGGGTCCATTAATACCAAAGAATTATTATAAATAAAAACGTAAGAGGTTCAAAGTAAAGAATGAGTACCCTAAAAGTTGCATCGGTTAAAGACCTCGCTGGACAAGGTGGATTTTCCTTTTCTAGTGGAAGTATAACTGCGAATGGTACATTGACGGTTACAAACCTGCAAATCAATGGTACTATCAGTGGTTCATCTGGACAAATTATCCCATCACAGTCTGGTCAAGCAGGTAAGTATTTGACCACAGACGGCACTAACATGTCATGGGGAACTGTTCAAGGTGGTGGTGGACCGATTTCTATTAACACATATAATAACAACACTACATGGAACAAACCTTCTGGAGTTAAGAGGATTTGGGTCAAATGTACAGGTGGTGGCGGTGGTTCATCAGGTTATGGTGAAACTGCTGGTGCTGGTGCACATACTGAACAGATTATTGATGTATCGAATATAAACTCAATCAACGTTACTGTTGGTGGTGAAGGTAATGGTGTTGGATATTCATCTCAAGGTGGTAACGGTGGTACCTCATCATTCGGTAACTATTGTTCATCTGGTGGTGGACAGGGTGCTAACAGACAAAGACAACACTCAGGTTCATTAGGTGGATCACCTAATCAGGGTGCTGTACAGGTTTACGGTGGATCAGGTGATGGTCACAAGAACTCCCAACCAGGTATGGGATTTGGTGGTACTTCCTTCTGGGGTGGTGCTGCACCAACATCACACTTCCAACAACAGTGGGCACACAACTATAGATCACACGCTGCTTGGGGTGCTGGTGGTTCATCAGGACGTAACAGTGAGCGAGGTGGAAATGGTCGTCAAGGTTACATCGTAGTCTACAACTTTAACTAAAATGAAAAGAGCATTAATTCAACAATCTGGACATATAACAGATATCGTCGAACCTGGAGATGAGTTTGATGTATATACTGGTCCTGGTGCTAAACTCCATTGGGTAGACGCACCTGACGAGGTAACACTCGACTGGAAAATGGAATTCAATGAGTGGATTCCAAATCATAACCACGTAGATCCATTACAAGCAAGAGTTGTAGGATATGGTGATCAGGGTTCACAACTTGCACGTATCTATGATGATATAAAGGATGGACTATTTGGTGAGGATGCTAAGAAAGGTAAATTCTTTAGAGCAATTGAATCTGTAAAGATAGAAGCAAAAGAGAAGTATGGTGACATCCAGATCGATCCTGAAACTGGAAAACCTTGGGATCCATACCAACCTTGGGAACACAATGATTTAATACCTGCATGGTGGACTCGTGAAGAGGCAGAAGCAGAGTATCCTTCATTAAAGATTGACAAACAGTACCAAACCTATGTAAAATATATGGTTGAAGGTGATGGATGTAAATGGGACAATGCTGAAACTGAACCAGTATTACCAAGAGAGGAGAAAGACGAAGACTACAACTAATTGATTTATGATTCGTAATGTTATTATCGTGGGCGGTGGATCCTCTGGATGGATGACCGCAGCAGCATTTGAAAGGATGCTCCCTGACTACAATGTAACTCTAATAGAATCCCCGAACGTTCCTACCATAGGAGTCGGGGAATCTACTTTGGGGCATATTAATTTTTTCATGCGACTTCTTGGAATAGAAGATAAGGAGTGGATGCAAGAATGTGATGCTACCTATAAGGTAGGAATAAGATTTACTAATTTCTATAAGAATGATGGTACATATTGGGATTATCCATTTGTTGAACCATCTGATGAATCATTACCAGCAGGATTACAAACTTTTTGGTATTTGAGAGATGCATATCCAGAAAAGTATGGTAATCCTAATACCTTTGCAAGGTTAGTAAATGGTAATACCTTGCTAATGGAAGAGAATAAATTAGATAGTGAGGGTAGGTGGGGTTCCTTTGGTAAGGATTATTCTTATCATATGGATTCAATTAAGTTTGGTCAGTGGTTAAAGAATAATGTATGTAAGAATATTAAACATGTATCAGCAGATGTATTAGATTTTACTGAGTCTGATAGAGGTATTGAAACCTTAAAGACATCTGCTGGTGATTTCACAGCAGATTTGTTTATTGATTGTACAGGATTTAAATCACTGTTACTTGAAGAATATATGTGTGTGAAGCATCATTCATATAAAGATATTCTTCCTAATAATAAAGCAACAGTGTGTAGAATACCTCATTGGGGTGATGATACAGGTGAAGTAAAGAACTTTACTAATGGATATGCTTTAGGTAATGGTTGGGCATGGAGTGTTCCTTTATGGAATAGAACTGGTGCAGGATATGTTTGGTCTGATTTATATCAGGATCAAGAGGGTGCAGAGAAAGAATTTCGTGAGCATATAGAGGAAGTATATCCACATTATATGCCACCTGAGTTAAAGACTATTGATATTAAAAATGGTAAGCATGAGTCAGCATGGTATAAGAATGTTGTAGCGATTGGGTTATCATATGGTTTCTTAGAACCATTAGAATCAACAGGATTATTAACAACACATGAGAATATAATCAGATTGATTGGTACTCTAGAGAATCGTGAGGGTGTTATAGGTAGTATTGAAAAGGATTTATTTAATGAAGCAGCAAGTAGAGAGATGGAAGGTTTCTCTGACTTTATTGCATGGCATTATGCATTTTCAATGCGTAGAGATACAAAGTATTGGAGGCATGTGACTGAGGATATTGATTATCATCGAGATCATACAAATATGCCACATCCAGAGGATAATCCTTTTAGAGATCTAAGTGTATGTAAGTATAAGACTTATGATTTTCCTGAACAATTTGCAGGAGATTTATATGTACTTGCTGGTAATAACTATTCACCTCTTAGATCTATAGGAATGAAGCATAAGACTTTTAAATATGGTGAAGCACCAGTTGAGGAGTGGGATAAGGTAGTTGACAAAGCACAGGCAGAAGCGTTAGAATACATCAACGGATGTAAATCGTCTTGGCAATACTTATTGGATAACATATACAATGTTCAAGAAGAAACCACCAATTAGATTTTGGTCAACTTGCCCTGGTGTCAAGGATTGCCACCCAATAATCCCTGCAACTAAGTTAAAGAGGAGTATTGGTGCATGTGAACATGCTACTAAGCAGAAACATGCCAGTAAATGCCCAGGTATTAAATTATATGGTAATCTAGGTTTTATATTACCTATGCCATGTGATTTAATAATCAAGACCAATGGTGATATGGAGTCAGTAGATTGGGAAGCACCAACTCTACTTGATAGTGATTCAGGATTTATTGGTGTACATGATGGTAAGCAAGCAAAATCTTCAGCACCACCTAATAGTATTAATTCTGTAATTAAGATTGGTACTACTTGGAGGGTGTCAGCACGTAAAGACATAGTATTCATACAGTCTCCAGTGCTATATAATGGAGAGAAACGGTTTACCGCAGCAACAGGTCTATTAGATCCATCTAAGGTTCCACAATTAAATGCACAACTATACTGGCATATTAAGGAGGGAGAAACCTTAATTGAGGCGGGAACACCACTCTTACAACTCACACCTATTCTTAGAGATTCAATAAGATCTTGGGACTATGTTGTAGAAGATGCAACTGCTAAAGATATGAGGTTTGAAAATGCTATAAATTATAGTATGGATACTAAATTCAAACCTGACACACCCAGTGTCGTTAGAAACAACTCAAAAATTATTAAGAACTATTATGACTGAAGAAGTAACCAAGATTGAAGATCTAGAACTCAAAAATGATCCTGATCTGGCACCAAGAGAGGAAACTGATCTAATTACATTTGATCAGTTGTTTGAAAATCTTAAAGCACAACACGCTATTAAATATGATAGGTATTTGGTTCTTAAGAGTCAGGTGGATGCAATATGTAATAAACCACAGCAAGGTAATAATACATTTGACCTTAGAGAAGTACAATCATTAAGAGATGAAGTGGTTAAACTTGAAGGTGGTCTTGATGCATTGAACTTGTTTCTAACACAGGTTAAGGGTGAAGAAGCAAGGACATATGTAGAGATACCTAAGAAACCATCACCAAAGGTTAGAGTTAAAGGTAAAGCAGGTTTTGAAGATCTAGCAGATTGGGTACCTGATCCAAATGCACCAGATGTTAAAACTGGTGTGTAATGGCAGACAACTTGATGGAGGAATTACTCTTTCCTACACCTATATGGTGGACAGAGTTAGATGTTGATAATGACGCAATTGCCTCATTTTGTTATAGTGTAAGAGATAAAGGTAAGGGCATGTCCAGATCAAATGTAGGTGGTTTTCAATCACCTGATTTTGATGGTGAGGACATGCTGGATTCTGACCATGCGTTAGGTGATTTAGCAAGAAGAATTAAAGCATTAGGTGAAGATATACATGCTAGGTTTAAACCTTGGGGTTGTAACGTCAGGTTAGCAAATATATGGATGAACATTAATAACTCTAATAGTGGAGATTATAATGTAACTCATACACATCCTGGTTCTGTATTGTCTGGTGTATATTATGTTAAAACACCACCTGATAGTGGTGATTTAATATTCCATAGGGATCATACATCTGCTTTTCTCTTTGCATCTGCTGGTGTCATGCAGTCATCATGTGAAGGTGGTGAGGATACACCTTGGTGTTGGAGTCAGATGGCATATCCACCTGTCGCTGGTCGTTTAATGTTCTTCCCTGCATGGTTACCACATGGTGTAGAAGCAGGTCATAATGTAGAAGATCGTATATCAGTATCATTTAATTTGACTCCTCAAATAGAGAATGAGTCAGCATATTTTGGAGAGGTTGCTAAACATTATGGAGTGTGAATTCTTATTTCCAACACCAGTGTGGCATGGTGATATAGATCTTCAGATTGAAGGTCTACTTGACTTTGCACAGTCACAACGTGAGGTGAGAGGTGATAGACGTATTGTTGATGCACTCACTCAAATGGATGGTGGAAGTTACGAATCAAAATATCTTAATGCAGATGATTATCGTGGTCATTCTTGCCCTGTAGGTGATATGATCGATCAGGTTGAGACTAAAGCAAAGGAATGTTATTATGATATGGCACCATTCAACTCACATGTTGAGATGGATAATTTCTGGTTTGTATTCACACCACCTGGCGATAAGATATCAGTTCATACACATCCTGGTGTTGTATTTGGTGGTGCTACTTATATACAAGTACCAGAGGGTGACTGTGGTAGTTTAAGTGTGAGACGTAATCTGTTAGAGACACATTTATATAAAAGTATGGGATCTTATTCTACTGGTAGTAAAGGTGATACACCATGTACTTGGGGTTCTTATACATATCCACCAATGGTAAATAAACTTATATTATTTCCTGGTTGGGTTCCACATGATGTATCAACAAATAATACTGATGAGGAACGTATATCATTAGCATTTAATCTTATAGTTAAACGTGGTCTAGATCCAAAGGCAACTACTATGTGGATTGATGGTAACGCACATGAGTAAAGTAATTAATTGGACATCAACTATCCCTGATAGTACACAAGGTAGGTTGGGTATCTCAGGTTGGGAGGATTTTCAACGTCCTACATTTCCTGATGATTATATTATTGAACCTACACCACATAGGGATGATCTAGACAATACACATGACCACTATCATTGTCCAGCAAATAAGAGTTGGATGAAGAATAGATATACATTGTATACACCTATTGATATACATTTTCGTATTGATAGTACGAATAAGATGATTGGTTCTGATAAATGTAATGGTCAGGATCAGTTTAATAGATTATTTCAAGTTAGAAATGGATGGTGGGATGGAGAGTATCCAGAGGTAGAGATACAATACTTACATTTATTCTGGACTAAGCATAAGAAGGTATGGGTAGAGTTTACTGGACACCCATCACAACATAATTTTGAAGTAGTGTCAGGTCATTTTCCAATATCAAATTGGTTAAGACCTATGACTATAGGTATGGTCATTAAGACTTTTGATAAGGATATACTTATTAGACGTGGTGAACCATTATGTACTGTTCGATTCTTTGATGACATGCCACATAAGACCAGTGATTTCAGGTTAGAGAGATCTATACCTGAAGGTAAGGACATGGTTAGAAGATTGTGGCAAGACAGAGAGTTTAAGGACTGGCAACCATTTAAATCATGGAGTATTATTATGAACAGATTGAATAAAGATGAGGAGGGTAAATGTCCATTTCAACTACCTTTCTAAATCCTGAACATTATTATGTTGGTGATGTACCTTTAGTATTTGAGAAGGTATGCGACACACCAGAGGACTATGCTACATGGAAGGATGTACAGGATTGTCTCAACAATCCTTGGAACTATCATGTTGAAATATTAGATAAGAAGAGTAATAAGGTTCATCTTGCACAAGCAACAGAAACATGGTTAAATGCTCAACATCCTAGGAAAGATGAGATATTTAAACATGTTAATAATAATGATACATTTGTTATAGGAATGTATGGTCACCACAATAGACATTGTGATGAGTTGTTAGATAAAATAGAGAAAACATTTGATATACATTGTGATATACATTTGTATGGTGCTACTGGTAAGGGATCTAAGTCATTTAATATACACTGGGATCAACCATCAAATTTTATTATGCAACTCATAGGTGAGACACACTGGAAAGTATATAATGAGAGGTGTAGCACACTGATTAAACATGGTTCATTTATATTCAATGGTGATGAATCATACTTAGGTGAACCATTAATGGATGTGGTCTTGACACCAGGTGATATGATATACATACCATCCCGCAGTTATCACTGTGCCCATCCGTCCAAAAATGCTCGTTTGAGTATGAGTATTCCGTTGTGGCATGGTTTAGATATGCCACAGTCAGATCGTAGGGAATATACTCTTACCAACATAAACATTTGACTGGGGGGTTCTTATAGATATAATATGGGTCAAAACACTGGGAGTTACACTATGACAACTTATCCTTTAGGACTTCATAGTCCATATATTACAAAGGGTGCTAAGGGATTGCTTAAGAAAGCAGTATTATTACTGATTAAGGATTTACACCAGAAGCATGGTGAACTAACACAGGAAGAAAAGGATTATATCATGGAAATAGGTGAAGTGCTGCATCTACGGTATGATTCACCACTTAAGAATGTACACAGACATCCAGAAACATAATGGAAGTATTCCCACTATTTTCTACACCATTATCGGTTAGAACATATGAAAATAGAATATCAAGAAAAACTCTTGATGATATCAAGAATGAAGAATATCATGACTATCCTAAACAATTAGATGGAAGTTGTACAGTTGATGAACAAATACTGGAGAAATATCCAGATTTAAAACAACTTTGCATTGAACATTGTGCAGAATATATCTATAAATTCTTAGCAATTGAGGATCATATGCACATGGATATTGTGTGTAGTTGGGTTAACAAACATCCTACAGGTCATAGTGCTAATAGACATGGACATACAAATAGTATGTTCACTGGTTGTTTATATCTTGATGTTCCAGAAGATAGTGGGGATCTTATATTTGAAGCATCATATAATCATGCTACATGGAATACAGGTACATTAGATCCACCAGTGTGGGAGGATAATATACAGAACAGTCGTAAATGGAATATTAGACCTGAGAATGGTATGATTGTATGTTTTCCATCTCATGTAGATCATTATACTGGTATTAATAATAATACTGAGGATAGATATTCTCTAGGTTTTAATATTATGTTGTGTGGTGACTTTAGTGCACCTACTAGACGATTAATAATGGATTCATATCGAGAACCAGATTGGAATTATGTTAAGCAGGGAATATAGGTTGAGGTTATGTGAAATATTATATAGAATTAAGTTGCAACGTACTGTTACTCTCGAAGAGAGAATATGGATGCACAAATTACTTGAACACAATGCACATGCTAGATCATTAGCACAACGTATATTATGAAACCACCCTCAGATAAATGGGAGATCATGCCTATGTTCTCCACACCATTATATCTTGCACAAGATATAATCACACCAGAAATACTCCAACGTGTTAAAGATTTAGATTATATTGATGATATTAAACAATATAATGGTGCATGTACAGAGAGTCAAACAGTATTAGAAAATATACCAGAACTTAGAGCAATAGTTGAGAAACATTTAGACTTCTTTGTACATGGTGAATTATCAGTAGATAGAAAATATACATTGAGACATACATGCTCATGGGCAACTAGACATTTAAATGGTGATAGTGCACATAGTCACAGTCATGCTCATAGTCTTTATAGTGGGGTAATATATATTCAATGCAATGAGAATTCAGGTAATTTATCATTTCATAATGATACTAATCACCCAACATATATTAGTCCAGTATTCATGCCAAAATTAAATGAGATGAATCTATTAAATTCTAGTGAATGGGCAATAAAACCTAGAAACGGATTGATAGCATTATTTCCATCTACATGTGTACATTCAGTTGCACCTAATACATCACATGAACACCGTTACTCTGTAGCATTTAATTATTGGTTGGATGGTTCATATGGAGACTTTACTAATTTACTAACATTATGACTGCTATTACTTCTTACGATTTCTTAACCTCTATTGAGAGTAATATTATTGCTGACCATATACTTGACATTGAGGATGATGTTAAAGCAATGGGTGATGATGTATTTAAAGGTAAAGGTCAAGTTGCACCTGACTCATTATCTGGTAGGCATTGGTGTTATAACTACTTAAAGGATGATCCAGTTAAATCTATTGTTGTACCTAAGTTAATTGCAATCTTTGGTAAATGTACTGTTCAGTGTTGGGCAAATACATTTAGGAAGGGTGAAGGTATTAAACCACATGCACATGGTAGAGGTCACACCTCTGCTAATATATTCTTACGTGGTGACCCTGAGATAGGCACGTGGTATGAGCGTGTGAAGTATAAGAACTGTATAGGTGAGATGACAGTATTTCCTAGTGAGATGCAGCATGGTGTACCTGAGAATCCTACAGATAATATACGGATCAGTATGGCAATGGATATATTCATAGGTGAGACAGATCCGATTCCACCAGAGTTAGAGAACCGTTACATTAAGTTGACATAATGACCATACCTATTCTATTATCGGAGGCAGTTGCGTTGGAGTTAAGGAACATTCTTAAATCACTCGAAAAGGGTAGAAGAGTACGCTGGAGAGGTGAAGAAGGTTATATTAATTTCATAAGTGACGAGTACATAACCATATGTATTCACCGTTGGGAGAAACCACCAGAGGTTGCTCAACATGCTAAAAGTAAATGGAATGAGGTTAATGTTGTATGTCCTGAGTGTGCTTGGGATGAACTTGAAATTGAGGATCAACACTTCCAAAACAAACGTAATTACTGGAGACCTGTAGGAGATCATCCAGGAAATGACATGTTACCACCAGTCAAAAAACGCTAATGCGAAATACAGTATTATTTGGTGATTGTCGAGAGACATTATCACAATTTGATGAGAAAGCACGTATGTGTGTTACATCACCACCTTATTATGGATTACGTGATTATGGTGGAGAAGGTGAACAAATAGGTCAAGAGCAAACACCAGAGGAATATATTGATGAACTGGTGAAGGTATTCAGGGAGGTGAAAAATGTGCTCACAGATGATGGAACTCTTTGGGTTAATATTGGCGATTCTTACTATAATTACAGACCAGGCAGAGGACAAGGACTGGCAAAACAAACAGTATCAACTACTAAGCAAGACCTACCAGATGTGTGTCCTCGTAGAGGAAACAGACTCGAAGGACTCAAAGAAAAAGATTTAATTGGTATACCTTGGATGTTAGCATTTGCATTAAGAGCAGATGGATGGTATTTAAGGCAAGATATTATATGGCATAAACCAAATCCTATGCCAGAGTCAGTAAGAGATAGATGTACTAAGTCACATGAATATATCTTCTTATTGAGTAAGAATAGAAAATATTACTATAACAATGAAGCAATCAAAGAACCAGCAAAAGACTGGGGAACCAGAGACAGAACAAAAGGAAAGTATCACAACGAAGGATCAGGACTACAACCACATTCAGGTCTTACGAAATCATATCCAACAAAGAATAAACGCTCTGTCTGGTCAGTGACCAATAAACCATATAAAGGTGCACACTTCGCATGTTATCCACCTGATCTGATTGAACCCTGTATCAAGGCAGGAAGCGAGGAAGGGGATATTGTACTAGATCCATTCATGGGATCAGGTACCACTGCTATGGTGGCACGTGAGTTGGGTAGAGATTATATTGGTTGTGAACTGCACGAGGGATATGGTGAGTTGATACAACAGCGTGTGCCAGATGAGGAACCAGCACACTCACTGTTGGAACAGGTCATGTTTGGTCTATAATATATTTGTTGAGGGATAACGGTTCTACTGCCCGAAACTCATTTGTGGGGTTATCCTACTAAGATATGAGTAGTAGGGGTTCAGGTGTAAGCGATTCCCAGTAGGTAAATTTGGGCATCTAGGTGAAACCTAGGTCAATGCCCCGTTCCCTCAACCCGTTCTTTATTTCATGTTTTAAGTGATTACTCTACGTCCACATCAAAATAGGGCACTGGAGGCAATGACTGTATCTAATAAAGGTCAGGTTATCATCCCTACAGGTGGTGGTAAGACTTTTGTTATGATTAAACATGCACAACAACTATGTGCTTCTAATAGACAATCCATTGTGGTTGTTGCACCTAGAATATTACTAGCACAGCAGTTATGTGAAGACTTTGATGCACACATTGATGCCAAAGTCATTCATTGTCATTCAGGCAGAACAAGATTTATTAACACAACAAATAGTGACGCAATCAATGATTGGCACTATACAAATAGAGATTATAATCGTATAATCTTTACAACATACCACTCACTTCATAAGATTGTTGAGTCAGGTATACATATTGATTCCATATATTTTGATGAGGCACATAATAGCACATCAAAACAGTTCTTTTATCCAACAGCACAAGTTGTTGCTACTAGAGCATATTTCTTCACTGCTACACCTAAGACCTCTAACTCAAGTTACAGAGGTATGAACAACAGTGATGTATATGGTGACATACTAATTTCAGTACCAGCACAAGAGTTAATCAAGTCTGGTGCAATCATACCACCTAAAGTAATTACATACGAAACAAATACACATTTTAGTCGTGAAAATGCACACGTGCATCATGCAAAGACTATTGAAGATGTAGTTGATTCGTTACCTGAGAGTCAAGCATCAAAGATATTGGTATCAGTACCATCATCTCGTATTCTTGGTAATATTATTACTAAGACAATGCTACTCAAAGAATTATATAAGCAGGGGTATGATGTATTACATATTACCAGTAAGTTTGGTGCTTATGTTAATGCAACTAAAGTTAATCGTACTGAGTTCTTTAGAACATTAAATGAGTGGGGTTCAGATAACAATAAGAAGTTTGTTATCTTCCATTACAGTATATTATCTGAAGGAATTAATGTATCTGGTTTAACTCATTCTATATTATTACGCAACTTAAATGTTGTTGAGATGGCACAAACTGTAGGTCGTGTTATACGTCTACATAAGGAGGATTCACAAAGAATTCGTAATGGTGAAGTAGCAGCAGGTTGCTTCGCAATGTATAAGAAACCATGTGGTTATGTCACTATTCCAGTACATAAGTCATATGGAAAGAAAACACATAGTAGAATACAGAATGTAGTTGATGCTATCTTCAACAAAGGTATTCCCCCTCTAGCATTAGTTTAAAGTATGAAAGTTATTGATGGTTACTTACCAGATTGGTTAATAGATAAGGTTGCATCTGAAATACCTATTGTACCTGTTACATATACTAACTCACCTTATGGTGACTATGAAACAAGTAGGTTTTTTGGTTGTAATTTAGTAGAAAGAGAAGTATGGGTGGCACCATGTCCACCCTTTTTCTTTATTGATTACTTACATCAATGTGTATGTAATGATATACTATTAGATTATAAAATAGATCATTTAGATAGGTGTTTACTTAATTGTCAGACACAAGGACTAAATGCACAACCACATACTGATTCTAATAGTAACACAAGGATCAGTGGCATCTATCAAGTAGTAGGTGATGGTGACACTGTATTCTATAATACAGAACTAGAGGAGACTTATAGAGTACCATTTAAGCAAGGTAGATTGATCTTATTCAACTCTACAATATGGCATCAAGGACTACCACCTACTAAATCACCAGTTAGGTATAGTCTAGGATACATTTGGCATCTAAACTACACACTAGATGAGCATGATCCAAAAGGATTAAGCAATGTGCCCTAATGCCCATTTGCCCCTATATGCTCGCACGTACACGCACGAGGGAGTATGTCAGACAATCAGTACCCTTATCTCTTACAACAATACCTATTAGCAATGAAAGATCAAAATAGCATACATGATGATGAAGCACCAGAAATAAAGTATCAGAGAGCACTTGATCTCTTCATTGAGTCAGTGCATAAACCTGATAATGCTCTTAGAGCATGTGCTCATAATCAGAGGTGTTACAATGAACTCATGAACGTAAGGGAGCGTATCATAGAGTATTGCCATACATTACGAAATGATATGTGACACTTGATATACTGGACACATCAATAGTATTATGCTACGATAACCAGTATAATACATGTATCAAATGAATTAAATCCATGAACATTGCCGAACAGATCATCAAGGACATTGATTTCCTGATTGAGGAGTTAGGTTTCTGGAGAGTAAAAGATATTGATGATATCATGCACTCATGCGAAGAACTCGGTGGTATATCTACTGAGTATTTTAGTGAGGAATTTATATTTTTAATTGATGAAGATTCAAGAGTACATGATGATGATTATCTACAAATTAACTGGGGTTTGAGTTAATGAGATCCAAAGATTTAATAGAGAAAGAGTTATTTAATGCTGTAAAAAGCGACGATTCTTTATTAAAAGAAATAATATATCATTATGTGGATATACTTAATGATGATCAGATAGATAATATTGAACACATATTATCTGAACAATTCTATTCATCAATGAGGAATTTTGACAAATGAATAACAACGAAGAAGAAGTATTTGGCATGTTTGGTAATACTTATGAAGAGACAGAAGATTGTCTTGAGATGGTAGATGCGTGTTTAGAAATACTTAAACATAACAAATGGTATAATGCTTGTGAACAACATCTTGCAAGTGTTAAATATGAATTAGAGAGACAACTTTCATTCTTTCAATAATATGACCTACCAAATTCCTGAAGAGTTAAGAGAAAACAATGAAAACAGATTAACTGTTAGACAGTTAGATTTAATGATGGATTCTCTATCAAGTTATATACTTGAAGTAGAGAATTACGTTGAAGGTGATACAATTAAGGATGAAGTATTTGATTTGTTATCACTAATTGGTGAGTACAGAGTGTATAGATTAGCAGAGAAAGATAACCAACAAGGTGTTAGTCCCGCAGCATATTCTGAATTAGAGAAATACTTTGCATGGGAGAATGAAATGAAAGATGATAACTATAGCGAGAAAGTTGACCATTTAATTAGTACAATGAAGCATGGAAAAGATTTAGATAAAATGTAATTATTTCAATTTGTTACGATTTTAACCCAAATTACCCAATGAGGTTTTATAATGAGCGAGTCCAACGAAATTCCTGATCCTATGCCAGCAACCCGCAAAAGAACTTCAGCAACAGCGAAGAAAACCACTGTAGCGAAGAAAGCGGTAGCAAAAAGAGGAGTAGTTGAAACCCTTGAAGTCAAGGCACCCACTCCACTTTTAACATTGGAAGACTACAAAAAGGACATCATCATCAGATGGCAGATCCACTCCTATGAGGTTGATCTACTAGGTAAAGATCTCAAGTTTGCTTACAATGCGATTTCGAAACAAATCGTAACATTTGTAAACTACGCAAAAGATCGTTATCAGGCAGAATTCTCCAAATGATGTGACAGTCCACAAACTGACACACACCCCCTACTCAGGGGGTTTTTTATTGGTATAATATAAGAGTAAACAACAAACACACCTTTGCCAATGTGTATTTCAACTGAAATCCTAGACGACCTAAGAGGTTATCTTGGTTATCTCTTCATCAATGCCGAAGATGGTCAACTCCCTGACTACGAACTAGCATGGGACTTTCTACTCGATCAGGGCATTGAGTACAGTGACACAAGAAACAATCAGGTTGCAACAATTCTTAATGAGGTGACAGCATGAGCACTCTACATCATGAAGCACTTCTTGAAACAATCTATGAGGAATTCATAGACGAGGCAACTCAAACAGGAAATATTACAATGTATACTCAAAAAGAAATTGAGTCCATTGTTTATCAACGTTTCGAGGAATTATGCCAATGAAACTAACAAGATTAGAATACGGAGTTGTATTCAAATCAATACTCAATCAGCGAGTATTCTTAGAAGATAACGAGAAAGATTGTATCGACTCGTTATTAGATAAACTTTATTATTCTCAGGAGGTTTCTAACAATGAATAACTTAGATTGGATGTCTGATGTATTAGAAGATTTCTGCATTAGGAATAACTTAGAGTTGCAATGTGCATCTGATTTGTTATATTCTAATGTTGATAAAGATGATAATGAACTAACATCATCTCAACGTAATTGGTTAACATGTTTTTGTGAAACATGGGATCTAATTAACCACTCCAGTTATACTAATAGGTTGTAATATGAGAACAATTCATGTTACAAATGACGAACTATATGAGTTCGTTAAGTTATACGATATACTCAGAGATATGGACTTTGAGTTAACACCTAATCAAACAAATGTGTTTGATAAAATCTTATCTATGGAGGGTAATTCCAATGACTAAATCAACAACAATTGCAGATCAATTGATTTATAGAAGTGATGTTTTTGGACGTGCATTTTGGGTTAATGAATACAATGATCTACAATCTGCACCACTATTTGTAGATAATAAGATTGATTTTGATAATGCTGATTATGTATCAGACTGGGATGATTACAGTGAGGTAGATGTTAGGGAACTACTCAACATTTACGCACTTGTTGTTAATCACCGTAAATTCTCAGAGTTAGATAAAGACCATGTAATTGTGGAGGTTATTTAACAATGAGTTATGAACATACCACGCACAAAGTTAATCTAACTGGCGGTGAAATCTCCACCATTTTGTATTACTTAGACCAAGTTGCGGAGGATTGTGGGACAGATTACATACCGTCCCTAGAGGTGCAGCGCATCTATGCGGAACTTCAGAGCGTAACCGACAATTACTATGCCAGTCAAGAAAGTGGCACACAGTTTGTTGAACACTGGTGATTATCGGTTATTATTAAAGAGTCAAACAAACAAAGCATTTAATCCATGAGAAAACTTGAAAGACAAATGAACTTCGCAGTATCCAACAAAGGCAACTGGTGTGGTTCTAATACTCAAGTTACCTACAATGAGCATACAGACTGCTCTCAGGTTCGTCTACATGGTCACCTAATTGCAACAGTAGACCACTCCACAAATGCTGTTAAACTTGACTCATGCGGTTATGAGACCGTCACAACTAAGTCAAGATTAAATGCACTATTGGAAGAGGTCAAGTATGGGGCAAGGGTATTCCAAAAAAACTTTGATTGGTTTGTCTCATTTCGTGGTCAGGTCACATCATTTACTGATGGCATGATCCTTTTGGACACTCCACAACTTGAGATAGCATAGTCTATCTCTTTTTATTGTCTACTATTTCTTTACACAAATGACACTAAATCCTGCACAATTTGATGAACTAATTGAACAGTATGTAGATCTATGTGTTGATAGTATGGACTACAAATCTTTGGAGGAATTTGTTAGAAATACCTTGATAGATGACTTTAGCAGACTATCAACAAATGAACTCAAAGATGAGATTAGATTTACATTTGACGAAGACACATTGGATGAACTAATTGATAATGTATCTCGACAATATGTTGAGGTAAGTTATGATGACGATCCACCATGTGAAGCAGAATATAGGTAATTAATATGGGAATGTGTTCGCCCTAAAGTTACACATTATTCACACACTTTGAGGTCTTAATTATGGCATACTCTCCAGCATTTCTTGATGAATTGTTTGAAGATTGTGTAGATGGCAATGACATTTTGGCATTGCTCGAAGATTTAGCGGAGGAATTTAACTATTAAAGTAACACTCACTCAGTTAAATCTTGCATCAGTTATGTTAACTCAAGAAGAAATAGATACAATTCTATTTTACATTGAGTCAGGCATACAAGGTGAAGATCTTAATAAACAGGAGGAAACAGTTGTTGATAGTTTGTTTCACAAATTATCGAACGCAACTATCTTAAACGCTTAATTTGTTTGTTGTTAGTTATGGTGTGGCAGTCGGCAAACTGTCACACTTTTTCTTGTCCTCTTGCCTATATGCCCTATAATGATTATATCAACAAACAACATTGCCTTAAATGACCATTTCAACTGAAACTCTCAAAACACAAACTAAAGTCCTTGAGTGGACTGAAGGACTATGCAAAGCACTTGAGCGTAATTACAGAGATTATCATGTTCGCTCTATGCAGTCTATGAATGCTAGAGACGGTGGATCTTCTTACTGTCAAGCACAGTTGAAGGCAGTAGAAGACGGTACAGCAAACCTAATGCGTTTCAGGGTACAAAATGGTAAAAAGTATTACAAGGTCATACAGCAGGACTATGACACATTTCAGGACAGAAACGAGTACAGAGACGGATCTGTACATGCATTTATTGATAAGAATACAGGTGAAGTTTACAAACCTGCTTCTTGGAAATCACCTGCCAAACATGTAAGATATGACATGAGAATTATCAATCAGAGAGAGTTTTTACATAATTCAGTAAACACAGGTTGGGCGGGAGGTTATCTCTATATGAGATAATCTTTCATGCTATTTGATACCAACGCCAATTTTTTTCACCTTTTCATTAACAAAATCATGCAACCATTGACCCCACAAATCTATCAAGAACTCTTGAAGGATTACGACCAACTAAATGATACTTTAGAGGTCATACATCAGACTGAGAAAGTATTACAAACCCCTGTTAATTATCAGTACAAACCGTATAGAACTCTCCGCAATTACTGATATAGATAACAATGAACAATGTCAATCGTTACACACGAAGTGGTAAGAATGGCAAGCAAATTACATGTCCTAAATGTAATTCTTCCCGCACAGTTTATCACTTCAACTTCTCAGGATTAACCTGCCCTGATTGTAAACAATCAATTGATAAGTACGATTGGTTAATTACAACAAACTAAACTCTAATTTCATCTACTATGTCTAATGAATTAAGCGACAATCTCGAAAAGGAAGTATTACAAAAGAACCAAACATTTGGTATTTTTCCACAAGCAGTCTCATCATTTACACTTCCTAATCATCAACAATTCAAGCAAGATTTGCTTAAGTGGATGACAACTAAGGAATTAGTTCCAGATCATTCCAGGAGAATGATTTCCCACAATGTAACAACAATTGGCAAGGATAATGAGGTATTAAATGATATCCCCGAATTGAAAGATGCCTTGATGTTGTTGATAGATAAGCACAACAATAATGCTAATAATTATCAATCAAGATTACAAGTCAGTGAGTGTTACTTAGAACTCGCAGATGAGGGTGCTATCTATGCACCACATGAGTCAAGTAATTGCCTCTATTCATTAGTTTATTTTGTAAATTACGACTCTAAATTACATTCACCTCTTAAATTTAGAAGGCATATTGTATCATCTTTCTTTCCCGTATTACAGGTGCCTTGTAGTAAAGAATCAATCTTTAATATGCCTGAATGTTTTATACCTTACAGCGAAGGAGATGTTGTTATTTTTCCCTCTAATCTTACACGAGGTTATGAATCAAACCCTACAGGAGAAAGAATAACATTAACAGTGAATATTGCACCCGCTTAGTTATCAACAATTATGCGTAAGTTTTCCACAGTTTTTTCCACAAACCTTGTTAAATTACACGTTAAAATTAATACTTAAAAAAACATAGGTTTGTGTTATATTGTTTCTAAAAGTATGCGGTTAATTGTTGTCTCTAACTGTAGCATATCGACAGAGAGTTGTCAACACATAGCAGAGCATATTTCGAAACCCTGACTATCACTGAAGGTATTGCAATTTGCTCACTAATGCTATATAATACGTTCAGTTCCAAAATGTTAATTACTGCCTCAATTTTCAATGGGAAGGACTTACAAACGGAATGACCCCTATTCATCACATAGGGCGAAAAGTATTAGAGAAAAGAGAAACAATTCTCGCTCTAATAAGTACAGGTTCGATGATACTAACTCATCCGCAGATTATACTGTTAAGTATAACAAACCTGCGCACAGTATAAGGAAGAAAAGTAATAACGAGTTTTGACTAATTTGCCCATTTTGCTTATTACTCACCTGCCCTAATTGCCCTCAAATGACTAAAACAATTACACTCGAAACTTCACCCCCTGTAGATGTTAAATTGTGGGAAACACGTTCTAAACACTTTTGGGCATATAATTACCCACAATGTGTAAAGAATGGTCCGTTTAGTTCTTATCACTCAGCGTTGAAAGATGCGATAACACATAGTAACCCTAATTTGGAGGAGGGTTAGTGACAACAATTCCAAAGAGATTGCAGGTCTTATTAGACATTTATGATGAGGGTAATTTGCCCCCTGATGAACAAATAGAGATGGCACAGTTCTTGATAGATTGTGACCTACACAATGACCTGCTTCAGTATCAACAATTATGTGATTATTTCATTGCTGAAGGTATGTGTTATGACGTGCAATTAGCATGACTAATTAACACAAACTGTTCATGCACTAATTGATATTTTGCTATATTAATTTTTGCAATTGTGTTAACCTACAAAAGTATAGGATCGAGAGTGAGTTATCGAAATAAAAAAATAAATTTATATAAAAAATCCTCCCTAGGGGTTTCTCTACGGGAGGAATTTCATTATGTTAGTATAACTAGTAGAGAATTATTGAAGATCATATATGAATCGCTCCGAAAAACTTTCCGAGTTAAAAAATAAATTCGCAGACCTAATTGATCTCCCTTGGTCTGGAAGAAGGTACCCAGGTTGTTACGACGTTATTCAAAAGTACTTTAAAAAATATCACCCAGATAAGAGAACTCTCGCAGACTTTTCTGAACTTAAGATCTACAGTTTCAACCAAGCAGCGTTGGATGCTGAGAACGGTGTGTATGCATGGAAGAGTGCGTGGGGTGATATGTTGGACTTAGATGTTATAAAAGAACATGACCTTATGTTATATCGTGTATACACTGACCCGTTGATAGGAGGTTACTCAGTACCAGTGGATCGTGCACCTAATCATGGAGCGATATACCTAGGTGATGGTTTTATTTTACATCAGTTATATAAGGAGACTAGTGAGATATGTGATATTACACATAAGTCTTATTCATTATATCAAACTGCTTGTGTTGGTGGAGTTCGATAATACATACATACCTACAGTTAAGGAAATAAGAGTATGAGTAAAAGATATACTCTACAATTAGTAGAGGATGACGATGGTAATCTATCTGTCACTTTACCTACAGACCTTACAGATGAACTAGGGTGGACAGATGGGGACACTTTAGAGTATACTGAAGAGGAGTTTGGTACATTGTGCTTGGAAAAGTACGAACCATAAAAAAATGGCGAGTGGAACTCAATGGAAATAACGAGATCTTTAAAAATGAAAGACAGAACAATTGAAGAAACCAAGTATGTAGACATACAGGATGCAATGACTCAAGTTAGTAAGAACTTTGAATTTGTCGCTAGTGGGTTAGAAAACCTATCCAGTAGGTTGTCGGTGCTGGAGGAAGCGTTTAATAAGATGCCTCCACCTGGTCCAGAGATGATTCAATATAAACCTCCTGGTGAAGACGAGTATAAAAATCTCGCCTCCGTCTTCGAAGATCTCTATGAGAGAATAAATACAATTGAGACTGTACTTGGAATCTAACTTGTGCCAGCGTATATATTAGAAACATCTAGATCATACCGTAATCCCATAGAAGCAAAGGACTTCTTAAGAACTTGGGATGGGTATGAGGGTGTTCCTGATGGATATCAAATTGAATTTTATGATGAAGGTCCAGGTTCCCTTCCTTTAGGGAAGGATAACGTCCACTATATTGGAGACGAGCAAGATGTAATAGTAGGTACCGAAAGAATGGGTATCTACCGTTTCTATAAAGGTGGTACTGCTGCAAACCATGATTACTGGGTAGAAAATAAATTAACTAAGGATGATTATCCTGGAGAGAAGAATAAAGGAAAGGAGATAAAAGCATACCATCCTCAACCAAGAAGGAATGCTCCTATATTCTACATGCTAGACACCCCAGAAGAGGGTACAGCAGTCCCATTTCATAGACATTATAGTTCTACCCTAAAGAACACTAAAATAACTGGTAACGTTACAGAGGCAGGATACGTCAATACTGGTGTCATAGGATATATGGCAGCAGGTCAACAGGCAGCACAGGTCTACGGGGGTGGTGAAGTACCCTTATATCATTATTATTCAGCAACACATCAAAACGATTTCTATACAACCGATCCCTCAGTTGAGGTAAACCTATCAGGAGGACCAATTCCTCCGAAAGATGCACAGCAAGGACAGTATGTATATCAAGGAATTATAGGATGGGCATATACTACAGCATATCCTTCCCCTACATTAGGTGCATACTTTGATTCTACAGGAAATAATTTAATTGTAACAGGTTCAAGTAGTGGAAATATTGTTATTGAATACCGTTGGAATGATAGTACAAGTATAGCGGGTGTCAATTTAGACTCACTCCAGATTGGTACTAAGACTTGGACAAGATCTGGTAAGAAAGGAAACCAGTCTGAGACGATAAGTGGGTTAACACCAGGCACATATCCAATTACATACACTAATTTACACCCTTCTAACAGTCCAATTGAGGTTAGAGATGGTGGACAATGGTTATGTTTGAAGGATGGACATGGAAATGACTGTAATGGTATCCTTAGAATCCTTATGGTTGAGGATCGTAGGCAGAAAACAGTAATAGATGTAGGTAAAATTGGTCCTTGTGGTCAATGTGTGGACAAAAGTGGTTGGTATGACTACCGTCCAGAGGATGACAGTAATTATAATGGCAATAGTCAGTACACATACTTCATGTACAGACAGCAAATGGATCAAAATGGCAACCGTTGGGAGGGAACTCCTGCTGTAAACGGTTGGGGTGACCCAGATTTTGCTGAAATGTTGACTGAAGATGCACTTTTTGAGTGGTCTTATGGTCTGAACGGTGCTGTTAAGGGTTCTGTTCCTCGATATTTGGGTTTCGAGGACATGTATGACTCCCAATTTGTCTATTATTTGTATGATACGTCCTTTCCTTGGAACGGTCCGATCTATTCTATACAGTATACTCTCTCAGATGCAGCATGTTGCCCTAATGCAGAGGACTCATCGGGTTGTCCAGAGTGTATTCCTAACTATACTTACCATTCTCACTTCTATTCTATCCGTGAAGACTGTTGGCAGACCACTTCTTCGACCATAGAACTGTCTGATGGTAACTCTTCAGGTGTAAATGAGTCCTTCTGGGTCGCTGATACACATACAACCCGCCTACTATTCCGCTATACATCATCTACTGGTGCGTTTAAGCGTGGAGAAATGATCAATGGGTGGTTAATTTCCGAGATTCGTTACTTTGGAGACAAGCAAAAAGCAGGTTTCATGGAATTAAATGAGATGGATAGCGATATGCCAGCAGGTGAAGACTTCGTTTACCGTCAAACTTACACTGCAGAGGACGGTGCAACCATAATTGCACTCGCTGGATACGGTATTTTTGATAAATGTGCGTTCTTTGGGGTGTATGAGTTCAGAAAAAACATATCTTACTACCGAGTAGAGGTCAATAGTGACGCTTTGGTTGCTATGAGGACGCTAGATGAAGCAAAATTGGAGCCTGTGATCAACGATAATGGGGAATTAGTGGATGTAATTATCGTAAATTCGGGTAGAGGGTACAATATGGAGAACATTCAACTGGCAGTTAGCTCTCCTGGAATCATGGAAGAGTTCACTGGCGGTGATTTAGCGTCAGAAATGTACAATCAGAACAAGGTTGATAGTCAAGTTATACCCAGTTACCCCGCAGAAGAGCAAGAACAGGGTGATGATCTCATATCTACGAAGAATTATGATGTCCAAATGTTCAATGCTATTGAAAAAGGTTCCAATACTTTGGCTGCTAGTGATGATGCTACCGCAAAACAGGTGGTATTTAACAGAGGAAAGGCGGTACAGCAGAAACAAGCGGTGGTTAGAGTTAGTGAACTTGATGACTCAGGGTCAATTATTGGTGTTATAGTCGAAGAAAGGGGTGCAGGGTACACTGCAGACCACCCACCATACATTGCTGTAGTCATTCCAGATAGAGTAAGTAAGGGTTTTGAAGGTACAGACATGTCTGGAGCGAAGCAAGACGAAGGTCAGTACAAACATGTGAAGGAATATATGTCTTCTGAGGATGGTTTTGACATCGATGTGCTAATGGCACGTCCATTTGAAGAAATTGAAGCGGGTGTAAAGGTAGATATACCAGAAGGTTACCTAAAAATCACCGAAGTATCGGATTCAGAGCAGACTACACTGTGTCAAGACCTACCTGCTGCGTGTTTAAACCATAATTTTCCTGGAATTGTCTCTGATGCACTGCCAAAAGATGACCAATTTACGGAAATGAACAAATATTCACCAAATATTGCTACTTTCTATCAAGAAGTTTGGCCTGATGCAGTCCTAGCAGGTAAAACTGCTGACAGAGAGGCAGTAAATCATGGTGGTTTGTATGGTTTTAACAAAGGAAAGAACTGTATTGTCCTTCCTCAACCAAAAACTTACACCGCAAGTCGATTTTTCGACATTCCTTGCTCCTATAAAGGGTTATCTGAACCATTAGACCCAAATGATGAACCTAAAGAGACCGCTTATGGGTGGATGATACACAAATATTGTGCCTCGAAGAATGATAATGCCTCTTTTAACGTTTCGATGCTCGTAGAGGGGCATACAACGGGGTCACAGGGGCAAGAATTCATGGATTTCCTTCGCAATGACATGCCAGCAGCCAAGTTAACCCCAACTAGGACTGTTCCTAACGGTGAAAAGTGCTGGAATTGCTGGAGAGGACCAGTTGAAGGTCGTTGTTACCGTGATCCTCAGTCTGGAGGCATAGTTTTCGTGCCAACTGGACTAGATGAGAACACATTTGACTATAATAGATCTGGATATACAGAATTAGAGCAATTACAAGGTTGGTTACAGGGAAATGTGAGCACTCAAGCGGGTGTTGCAACATGGGTAGCACATGCTGACCCAGAAGTTCCAGGTTCAGGTACGGAACATACGTTCGATTACACGGAAATTGATGTTTTACCGTGGTCTGGTGGACAACCACCTAATAGATGTTGGGATACTTTCGTTCGTGACGTGGTTGCTGCTGACGGACCTTTAGAAGTTTGGTGCGGATATGATGCAGATGGTGATCCTATTCCTGGTCAAACATATGGTGCAACCTCAGAATTATTTGCTGCTTGCGTAGCACTAAATGAAGTGTTGGATTCTTCTATCGCAGTTCAACCTGGAAGAATAACTGGAACTAACCAAATGGTTATGGGACCGTACCGAGGAGAAATGAAAGTGCGTAATTATTTGACAGGTGCGACGATTACTTACTCTAAAGCGGTTCAATATTTGAGTAATCCGTATTTCTCTGAGTGTGAAACGGATATTGGTGAAATTATAGGAGATGGTTTCTAATGGCATACGGATTTTTAAAACCAGTAGCCGCACATAATGGTTTACCTTGCAGTGGACACGGATTATGTTTACCTTCAACGGTGCATAGTAATCAAAGTTGCGGAACTCCACCCATTCCTTACACAATTAAGGTAAAAGAGTTCACTTGTTGGTGGCCACCACTCGCTACAGTACCGCTTACACCTCTAACTCCTATCAGAGCAACGGTTCTAGTACATTTCTTACCCATATACCTTTTGGGTGATACATTTATACCACATCCTAGTCCGTGTACAAATATTATCATCTATTGGTGTCCTTGTGGTAAATCAACTTGCCCTGTTCCTACACCAATTGTCTGTTCACTACTTACAATTGAGGATGCTGGTGGAATAGGGCATCCGAGAACCCTGTTCACCACTACGCTTACAGTGTTTGCTTTGAAGTTACCTATAGGTAGATTGCTTGACCCCTTGGGAGTCGGATTTACGGGTTGGTCATATCCATGTTCGAGTTGTGTTGCATGGGGTAGTGCAACAGTGCTTGCTTCATGATATAATTAGTACAGTTAACCAATTTTATTATGGCTGCAAAGGGAGTATGGAGTAATACGGGAAATTACGTTCCTACAAAACCTAAAAAGAGTCGTCAAGGCGATAGTCAGAACACTAAGTACGCTGCATCGTCAAGAAACGCTGCTAAGAAGAAATATAGAGGTCAAGGAAGGTGACTTACAAAGCATTACCTAACTGTTTACACATAAAAGATAGCCCTGTCGCTGGACAGGGCTTATTTGCTTTGGAGGATATACCTGATGATGTTTATCTTGGTATATCTCATGTAGTAGTGGATGAAGAGATTATGAGAACTCCTTTAGGTGGGTTTGTAAATCATTCTGATGATCCAAACTGCGTTAAAGTCTTTGAGCAAGAAGAGTGGGGTAAGATATATCATATGAGAACTATTAAACCAATTAAGAAGGGTCAAGAATTGTTCTTAAAGTATACTTTCTACAAAGTGTGATAAATAAATCTATAGATAGCAAATAAAATGCCAGCCTACAGATTTCGATCAGAAAAATTTCTAAGTAGGGGTTTTAAAGACCTAGCGATTTCTTTTGCTGCAAATCCCAACACTAAAGACTTTGGTGCCGTGAAAAATGAGAATGCTATTAAGCAATCCATCAGAAATTTGATGTTAACCAACTTTGGTGACCGTCCATTTCAACCAGCTATAGGTTCACGTATTAAAGGACTTCTTTTTGAACCTTTTGACGTATTTTTAGCGGAAGAAATGAGAACTGAGATACGAAACGTCATTGAACGCTTAGAACCAAGAGTTGAATTGACTGATGTTCGTGTTCAAGCTGATGAAGATGTTAATGAATTAAATATTGCTCTTGATTATCGTATTACGGGACAAACTATACTACAAACAGTCGATTTTCTCTTAGAGAGAGCTTAGCATGCCAGCCGTTCCTTCACAACTTACTTCACTCGATTTCTATGAAATTAAGGAGTCGATAAAATCGTATTTAAGAACTAGATCAGAATTTACTGATTATGATTTTGAGGGATCTAGTGCTGCATACCTTATTGACATTCTAGCATACAATACGTATTACAGTGCATTCAATGCAAATATGGCATTGAACGAGACCTTCTTGGAATCTGCTACTGTTAGAGATAATATTGTACGTATTGCTAAACAATTAAATTATACACCAAGATCCATCAAAGCTGCAAGGGCATGTGTAGCAATTGATGTTCAAACTTCTGCTGTTGGTGGTGGTACTAATTTTCCTTCTACAGTTACCCTTAAGAAAGGTGATGTCTTTATATCAAGAAACGTAGTTGACAGTTACGTTTTCTGTGTTCGTAATGATATTCAGGTTTCAGTTAACCCTACAACTGGTCTTGCTAATTTTAGCAAGATTATTTTCTATCAAGGTAATCTATTAGATTTCAACTACACTGTAGATGATACTAAAGACCAAGATTTCATTATACCATCTGAAAATATTGATACTGAACTACTTAAAGTTCAAGTACGTCCAAATGTTCAGTCACAAGAGATTGATATTTACTCTCCTGTAGGTAATGCAGTTAATTTGGACTCTAATAGTCGTATTTACTTCTTAGAGGAAGTAGATGATCTTAGATATAAAGTTATTTTTGGTGATGGTGTTCTAGGACGTAAATTAGTTGATGGTGAGATAGTAGATTTACATTATGTACGTACAGTTGGAGAAGAAGCGAATGGATGTACTGATTTTGCCTTCACTGGACTTATAATTGACTCAGAAGGTAGACCTATACCTCCTCAGAACATCAAGGTAACGACCATAGATGCAGCACAGGACGGTGAATCTAGGGAAACACCCCTAAGCATCAAATTCAACGCTCCTAGGGCGTATGCGACGCAGAACAGGGCGGTTACTGAAGCAGACTATGAATACATTGTTTCAACCATATATCCTCAAGCAGCGTCAATAACCGCTTATGGTGGTGAGAAGTTAAGTCCACCTGTTTACGGTAAAGTATTCATTGCTATTAGATCTAAAGCAGGGACAAAACTGAATGCTACAACTAAGACTAGCATAAAGAACGATTTATTGAAGTATTCAATGGCAGCAATTGAGCCAGTGATTACTGACCCTGTTTCTTACTATCTAATTCCAAAATCTTGGGTATATTATGATGGTAATGCTACTGGAAAGAGTTCATCTGAACTTGAAACTGATCTTTTGAGAAATATTGATAGATTCAATGATGCTGGTCAAACTGATAGGTTTGGTGGTCGTCTTGAAGGTTCAAAATATACCTCAATGCTTGATAACACTGATGATGCCATTTCTGGTAGTGTTACTCAAATAACCTTGGGTCAGAATTTGGAAAATTTTGTTTTTGGTAGTGTATTTACAGAATGTTTGGATTTTGGTAATCCATTACATGATCCTAATGAACATTCTGGACAACCTACTGATCCTTCTGGAGGAGACGATACTCCAACTGGTACAACCTGTTCTCCTTCATATTCTAGTGTAAAATCTGGTACTTTCTATGCAACTGGATATACCGCTAAGTTAGCAGATGTTGTTGCAGAGGGTGTTTCTACTTCTCAGTTATCAACAACTTTAACTTCAGAAGATACAGAGACATTGGTACCTGTAAACATCCGTGATGATGGTAAAGGTAAGATGATGCTTGTTACAACTAGAAATGAGAAAGAATTAATCTTAAATAGTGATGTTGGAACAGTTGATTATGCAACAGGACATGTTTGCGTTGGACCTTTAGCAATTGCTGGTACACCTGATGGTAGTACAAGATTACCTATAGCAGCAAACCCATATTCTGTTTCTATTGTAATTCCACCAGGAGTTGATCCAATTATATTCAACCCTAACGTGTTCCCCATAGATTATAACACAAATCCTGCGGTAACTTCTCCGTTTGATCCTAACAACTTCGACGGTTGGAACTATGGTCCTACCGACATAAATATCATTGATTATCCTTCGGATACCTTTGCGTATCCAGAATTCGACTCCTGCTTCTAAGAGATGCGTAAAAACATAAGTGTTTCTGATAGGGTCAAGTACCAAGTACCCGACTTTATTAGAGAGGAAGACCAACAATTTGTCAATTTTCTGTTTGAATATTATAAGTCACAGGAAAAGACTGGTAAGCCTTACGATATACTAAACAACATCAATCTATACCTTGATGTTGATTCATATACATCGAAAACGTTATCTGCAGGGACAACACTTTTAAAAAATATAGGATTTGATGAGTCGTTAATAGAAGTAGAGTCAATTGATGGTTTTGTTGAGAATGATGGAAGCGTTCTCATTGATAATGAAGTAATTTACTATGAAAGCATCACTAGGGGTCCTGATGCTATTTTGACACCTGGCATTTCACTTAATGAATTCAATAAGAAGAGACAAACCTTAGAATCGCCATTCAGTCAGTTTGATGGAGTAGAAAATACATTCCCATTAAGGTTTTTAGGAGAACCAGTTACACCAGTATCAGCAGAACACCTTCTTGTAAGGGTTTATGGAATTGCTCAGATACCTGGTACAGACTACGTTATAGAAGGTAGTAATATTCGCTTCTTAACGACACCTAGAGCAAGAATTGGTACTGATAATATTGCATCAACCTCTATCGTTTATATGGTTGGGTTTGCTGGTACTGTTATCGATACCTTAGATACCATCACACCTATTGATGCGTCTAAAACACATAAACTTCGTTTTAATGCAGGGTTCTATACTCCTGTATCAGCGATTGGTTTGTTTGTTAATAGGAATGGTCAGTTCTTAGAAGCATATACTGATTATGTCCTATATGAGACTGCTACTGATGGTAATTACATAGAATTTATTGGAACTGAGTTATCTTCTTCAGAGACAATCCATATTCGATCAATTGAGTATACCTCACTTGCTGTTGGATCTGGTGCTGAAGTTGTTTCTAGTGTTAATGATGCTGGTGCGTTAATTGACCTTATTGTTAAAGAGGGTGGTAGTGGTTATCGTCTAGATTTTGCACCAAAGGTTACTATTACACCATCTGACCTTGGTGGTGTTGGTGCTACAGCACGTACTCTAGTTGGTGGTGTTAAAGATATACAGTTAATTGATGGTGGACAAGGATATACAACATATAACCCACCAAGTATTGAAATTGCACCCCCAAGTAACCCTAATGGTACTCAGGCAACTGCATCATTAACAGTTGATGATGCTACTGGATTGGTTTCTAGTGTTACTATCACTAATTCTGGTTCTGGGTATGATTTTGTACCTTCTGTATCATTTAAGAATCCTGGTGGAGCAGAAATTACTGATCCTACTATTGATTCGGAAGGTAGACTTGTTGTAGGAAGTATTACTATACCTGCAGGTAAAAATGGTCAAGGATATGAAAATCCTCCATACATTTACATAGATCCACCACCAGTAGGAGGAATACAGGCAGCTGCCTCTACACTATTAACTCCAGAAGGACAGATTTCTAGTGTCATAATCACTAATAGGGGAAGAGGATATCTAACACCTCCTAGAGCACGTATTATTCAACCAATTGGTGCGCAAGTACTGGGTGTAACTGTTACGGATCAATTACTAGATGTAGATGGTACTGTAATAGGTGGCGGTGAAGTTACGGATATTGAACTATTAACTGGTGGTACTGGTTATACAGATGCGCCATCTGTATACATTGTAGATGATAGAAAGGATGCTGCTGGAGTAGCAATAGGTGGTTCTGGCGCAACTGCGGTTGCAACTATCTTTAATGGTGAGATTACTGATATTAGTATTACTAATTTTGGTACAAAGTATGATCCTGCTAATCCACCAAAGGTTTATATTGCGGAACCTGCTGCAGCACGTTCTTCTGTTGATGTAGGGTTTGATGAAGTTACAGGATTTGATATAACAACTGCGGGACAAGAATATAAACCTTCTGCATTAGTAGGATGTGTGCGTGGTACTAGTGGAACCATTTCATATGATAATTACGGTAATCAGATCTTTGCAACAGAGGCAGATTTACGTTTAAGCAATCATAGTGCTGGTAGCGCAATCACTTCTATTGATACACTCTTCATTTATCAGGTATTTGACAAATTGCGTCGGCAATACCTACCTACGCTTAATGTAGATTACACAAAAGTCAATCCTGTACAGGTTATCAAGAAGATTCGTGATTTCTACGTTTCTAAGGGTACTAAAACCGCTTCGCAGTTCTTATTCAAGATTTTATTCGGTGAACAGGTTGATGTTTACTATCCAAAGGATGAAGTTATATCTCCTTCTGCTGCAACTTGGGTAGTTGACACAATTCTTCGTGCAAGTCTAATTGAGGGTGATCCTTTAAACCTTATTGATGGTCAATTGACTCAAACTGCAGATGAAGTCGATCCTAATGTGGGAGATGCGTCTGCATTGATAGAAAACGTGATTTCTATCATTGAGGGTACTGATGTAATCTATGAATTGGCGATTTCCGAAGAAACACTAACTGGAAATTTCATAATTCCATATAAAACGAAATTAGTTGAATATTTAAGTCAAACTGATCAAATTATTACCGTTGACTCCACAATTGGATGGCCAGAGAGAAATGGTACTATTAGACTTAACGATGTTGAGCAAGTACAGTATAAAGAGCGTTCTTTGAACCAATTTATCGAATGTACTCGTTCTAAGAACTCAATTGTTGAAGATTGGGATCCAGGAACAATTGTTCAGTCAGAAATCTATGTTTACGTAAATAAAGGTCTACCAACCGAATGTAAACTCCGTATTTTAGGTATTGCTGAAGCAGGAAGCACACTTCTTGATGATACTGGTTCATATTACCTAGAAGGTGATAAATTAACTGTTGCTGCACTTGGATCTAGTGAAGCAGACAAAAAACTCGATTCTTGGCTCTATAACGTTAAAAAACTAATTAGAGTTGACTCTGTAAATCCTGGTGGAGACAATAATCAAACTGCAACCATTGTAACTAGCAATCCACACGGATTATTGGTAGAAGACCTTGTTACTGTCTATGGTGCTAACCCAACAGTCTATAATGGTACTTTTCAGGTTACTGCTCGTCTAGATGACTATACATTCTCTTATCAAATGCTTGCTCCTACGGATATTATTCCGCAGGGAAATATTTTACTATCAGTAGACCTTAATAGAGGTAAATCTGATATTTCTTCAATTAATACTGCTGTAACTCCATTTACATCAAACGTACAGAACACTTTCTTTAATAAAGAGTACGTTTATGTTGCTGCAACTGGTTTACCTAACTATAAGGTTGGTCCTTTCACTGGAACTGCATTAATTCCAGGAAACCAGCGTAAATTGCTACGTTTCCCTAGAGTTGTTACTACAGTATCAAAACGTGAGACAATTGCTCCCAATTCTCCAATTGGAACATGGGTAAACGGTGTTTCTATCTGGTCTTACAAGTCTAGCACTTTTGTACGTTATGGTCCTATTACTAGCATTGAAATTCTTAATGGTGGTACTGGATATGATGCTGGTAGCAAACCAAATTTAGAAATAACAGGTGGTGGTGGAACTGGTGCTGCTGCAGAGGTAGTTGTAAACGGATCTCTGTTTAGTATTGAAGTTGACACTGGTGGAACTGGTTATACAACACAACCTCTTGTATCTGTCGTTGGTGGTGGTGGAACTGGTGCTACTGCACAAGCAGTCATTACAGGTGGTCGAGTAAGTAGAGTTCTTGTTGAACAACCTGGCACTGGATATACTTCGCAACCTCTAATCTCTATTACAGGTGGTAACGGTACTGGTGCAACTGCAACTGCTCAAGTTCGTGGTCCTATTCAATCTGTAATTCTTTCTAGTGGTGGTTCTGGATATACTTCACTTCCTGATGTTAAATTAAATTCTGGTGAAGGTGCATTAGCACAACCTATTGTTATTAACGGTAGAATCGTATCTATCGCTATCATCAACTCTGGTAACGGTTATACCACTGCACCTAACGTTGTAATCAATGGTGATGGTTTTGGTTCTGTTGCTAAAGCAGTTATTGGTACTATTGGTGAAGATAAGGGTAAAGTTACCACTATTCAGATTTTAAACAAGGGTATTAACTATACTCAAGGATTAACCACTATTCGTTTGGAAGCAGTTGGTGAAAATTCTGAATTCCAGTCAAATGTCTTCCAATGGACTCAAAACCTTCAACATAACCTATCTTCCAACTATGATTTTGCTAGAGGTTATGTATTTACTGGATATAACAACCAATTTGGTGGTGAGTATGCTCACTTAGTAGATCCAAAGGAATTGCGTTATGTTGTTGGTGATAACGTATTCTTAGATCCACAAACTAATACTTTCCAAGAAGTTGCCCAAAATAACGAACATTCCCCAATTTTGGGATGGGCATTTGATGGAAACCCAATTTATGGTCCATATGGTTATATTGATCCTACAGATCAAAATAGTGGTCTAAGAAGACTACGTACTTCATATAGACTTAAGGATGCATTGGTTTATGAGATTGATTCTAACCCAACACCTACTCGTGGTGATGGACCTCCATTACCTCCTATAGTTAATGGTGCTGAACAGTCACCTGCTCCTGAAGGTACATATCCTGCAGGATCATTTGTAGATGACTATGAATATGCTTTCCAGTTAGGTGATCTTGATATCTATAATGGTCGTTTCTGTAAAACACCAGATTACCCAGATGGTACCTATGCTTACTTTGTAACCATCGATGAATCAAATTCTGGTGTTGCATTGTTCCCATATATCCTTGGTCCACAGTTCTACTCACAACCAGACACATGGAACTTGAGTCAGGAAGCAACACAGGACAATATACCTTCAGGTGTTGTTCGTTACCGTGATCCATACGCTAATGTTGATATTGACGTTGATCGTGCACCTAATAAGGAACCTGATACTATAACAACCGAATTAGAGGGATATCCAATAATTCTTGAAATTCAGGATACTAATAATGATGGATTGATCGATTCTAACGAACAATTGGAATCTATCCCAATTACTGAAGAATCAACCCTTCAAATTTACGATTATTTCCCAACTGTCTCTACTGAGTCTAGAGTTGACATCGAAGTTGAAACAACTACGAAATTTGAGTCTGCACAGATAGATGGATTCGTTATTGAGAATCCTGGTGTATCATATCAGGTTCAAGACGTTATTTTCTTTGATAATACTGGAACTGATGGTTTTGGTGCATCTGCAGAGGTTTCTTCTGTAGAAGGTATTACAATACTTGGATATAGTAAATTAATTGAAGATGATATAGTTTACGGTAAAATCACTACTACTTCTAACCATGACCTAAGTGTAGGTGACGAAGTTATCGTTTCTTCAACTGTAATACCAGATAACACAAATAAGAAGTATTATACTAAGGTTGTTTCGGGTATTGAAGATATTGCAATATCTCAAACTGGTGTTGGTTATAATGAGCAAATTCCACCAACATATGAACTAATTGCTGAAAGTGGTCAGGATGCTCTTATTAGTATTGATGTTACACAAACTGGACAAGCAAATAAGGTAAATATCACCAACTCTGGTAATTCTTACAGTACTGCTAATCCACCACAAATTCGTGTATCTCATCCACAGGTATTTAAGAAAACTCGTTATTTCTTTGATGAATATAAAGAATCAACCTCTAGTTTCAATGTAAAGCATTCTATTCAAAGTTCATTACGTTATACCTACGTTTGTGGTTCTGTAACTAAACCAGATGGTACTGAGTCTGCATGGATTGCAAAATTCGATGATTTGGGTGATTTAATCTGGGATCGTACATTAGAACCAATTTCAGGAACAATTAAGACTGCTCGTTACAATAACATGTATTTGGATGAGCGTGGTGAGAATGATATCATCTATGTTATTGGTGAGACTGAATATGATAACGTAAGTGCAAACTTTGCTCCAGATATCCTTTTAGTTAAGTATGAGTCTGGTTTTGATAATGCTAATAGTCCAGAAGGACAAGTAATGTACCAGAAGGAAATTGCTGGTGTTTCTGGTGTAACACGTCGTGATTATGGAATGGGTGTTACTCTTGGTGAAGATGAGCGTGTTTATATTTGTGGTTATACAGATACCAATTCTCCTGACCCAGATGATATGTGGGTCATTCAGTTGAATGAGAATGGTGAAATGAGAGAGAAGAGGAAATTCTCTTCTGAAGATGATGACGAACGTATGTACCAAGTTCATTATCTTGGTAATTCTACATATCAGTTCGTTGGTATGAATATGACTGATTACTATATCTTACTAGGTGAATTCTGGTTTGATGGTAGTAACATAGAGATTAATTACGTTAAAAACATCAATCCATCTGGAGGAAGACCTCAGAATCCTAGATTTACAATTGATGAATATGATGATCTATATTTGGTTTGGGATATCTACAATAATGCTGCACAGAAAAATTCTGCTGTTGGATTAGCAAAACTTCCTAGAACTCAAATTAATGCAAATAATCCTGTTTGGGATTTCTATAGAATCCTTGCTCCTAGTGTAACTTTCGAATCTATTAGGCATGCAGATATAGGTATTGACATTTTTGGAAATATTGTTCTTATAACTGATGTTAAGTATGCTGAAAATGATCGTAAGGTAGGTTTAAACTACATCAAGTTTGATGGTACGATGATTAAGCAATCTACCATTGAATCTGTAGGTACAGTTGGACTACAAGCAAAATCACATGTCATTGATAACTCTGGTGACGTAATTACTATAAGCAATAAGCAAGTATCAGATCAGGTTGCTTCTTATAGGTTTAATGGTACCACTGACACTGGTGCTGGTGGATTTATTGCATCTATCGATACAATTACTGGTACATCTGCTACTCGTGGTGCTGGTGTTGCAAGTGTTGGTAGTATTTCTGGTGCTGATCAACAAAGAGCAACAAATATTGGTAACCTAACAACTGGTGTTGGTGCTGATCTACGTCGTGGTGGAGTTATTCAAACCACTGGTAATCAATCTCAAGCAGAAGTACTTCGTGCAGGTACAGTTTCAACTGTTAATAATATTTCTGGTGCTGATGCTCTTCGTGGTGGTGCAGTTAATACAGTAGATAATATTTCTGCTGCTGATCCTCTACGTGGTGGAGTTGTAGGAACAGTTGATACAATTGGTGCTGCTGCTCAGAGAAGAGGTGGAAGAATTACTCTAATGAGTAATATTTCTGCTGCCAATACATTACGTGGTGGTAAAATTCTTTCTATTGGTAATGTTAGTGGTCCTAATGGTCTTCGTACTCCTGGTCAATATAATGCTGTAACATGGTCAAGTGCTGCAAATGGTCAGACTGCAGTATTCAATATTGACATTCAGTCAAATGGTCAACCTGTTATAAACATCGTTAATGGTGGTATATCCTTTGCTATAAACGAAACAATCACTGTTGCTGACTCACAGTTAGGTGGAGGTGGTGCACCAGATGTTACTTTTGATGTTGCATCTATTGGTGGATTCTCTTATACGAATGTCTCTGCAACAAGTACTGATGGTGCTTCAACAGGTAATAATGCAGCATTTGATGTTAACGTTTCATCTACAGGTGATGTATCACTTGTCATTAATGATGGTGGTATTGGATATTATAATACAGAAACACTTTCAATTGCTGATTCTGCTATAGGTAATAGTGGTGCACCTAATGTCACTTTTGATGTAAGTGGATTGGGTGGATTCCAGTACAATAACGTTGCTACTACCAACTCTGGTAATGGTAACAATGCATTGAAATTGAATGTTACTATCGATGGTTCTGGTGCTGCAACTGCTGTAACTGTAGGTAATAACGGAGGTTTGGCATATGCAGTAGATAATACCATTACAATTGCAGACTCAGTTTTAGGAAATAACGGTGCTCCTGCTCTAACATGTGATGTTGCTACAATCGTTGCTCCTCAAACATATAGTGGTGTTGCTGCAACCTCAACAACTGGTAATGGTAGTGGAGCAACCTTTGATGTCACTATTGATGCCAATGGTGCTGTAACACTTGCTGTTGCAACTGCTGCTGGATTAGGTTATGCAGAAGATGATCAATTACAGATCCAAGATAGTAATTTAGGTAATAGCGGTGCTGCAAATATAGACTTCCAGGTAAATACTCTGAAGGCACCTCCATTATACAGTAATGTACCAACTTCTACTAACGGTAGTGGTACAGGATGTACGTTCCAAGTTACGATTAATACAGATGGTTCTGTTGCTAATTTAAACGTTACTAACCCAGGAAATGGATATCAGGCTGGAGACACATTAACTATCGCTGATGCCAATGTTGGTAATAATGGTGCTGCTGCAATTACTTGCAATGTTGCTACTGTATCTGGTGGTGCTCTATACAATGGGGTCGCTCCACTTAGTACCACTGGTAACGGTGCTGGTGGCACATTCGATATTACTGTGGATAGCAGTGGTGCTATCACTTCTCTTGTAATTGCTAATGCTGGTCGTGGATATGCTGTAGGTGAAGTTATCACTATTGCTGACGCTAGTATTGGTAATCGTGGTGCTGCTAACTTCACATTTGAGGTAACTGGAACTCAAGGAATTACATATTCAGGTATAACTGCATGGTCTACTAATGGATCTGGTATTAATGCTGTATTTGATGTAGTAATTGATAATTTGGGTGCTTTCACAACATTGACTGCAACCAATCGTGGACAGAATTTTGCTTTATCAAATCAAGTAACAATATTGGATTCTACTCTAGGTGGACAGGGTGCTGGTGCTCTTGTTATGGACGTTGCTTCCATACAAGGTCATCAATACAACGGAGTTGCACCTACAAGTAATGGTAATGGTGAGAATGCTACATTTAATATTACAATTGATGGTAGTGGTGCTGCATCAGCAATTACAGTTGTTAATCCTGGTCAAGAACATCAATTAGGTAATGTATTCACGGTAACTGATGCTCAGATTGGTAACTTTGGTGGTGCTAACCTAACATTTGACGTTGCAACTTTACAGGCAATACAGTATACAAATATTAGTGCTGCTGGTGGATCTGGTGTTAATGCATCTATCAATGTTAATGTTGCTGCTAATGGTGCAACGACTATTGAGATGAATAAAACTGGTCGTAATTACAAGGCTAGTGAAGTACTTACTGTAACTGATTCTCAAGTTGGTAATTATGGTTATTCTGATATAACCTTCAATATTGCAAGTGTAATTAACGTATTTGATCAAACAAAACAGAATAATGGTACTGCATCTCTTTATAATGCAACAAATGCTATTATTGATGGCACTATTAAGAAGTTTGGTACTGATTCAATTAAGTTCCAAGCAGAAAACCATTATAGTATTACAGACCTCAATTTAAACGGTAAGGAATGGACACTTCAAGCATGGTTTAGAATTGAGAGTAGTATTCATACTGCTGCTAACAGTTATCCAACATTCTTCTTCACTGAACCTAATGATGCTTCCAATCCTTCTAATGAATTAAGACTTTTCATTGATGGTGATCAGACTAGTGGTGATTACGGTAAGGTTAAAATTGCTGCTGCTGGTGTAGAGGTCATGGAGACCGCTAGTGCAACTATTTGGACTAACTTTGCTGCTGATGCTTGGGTTCATATTGCTTTTGTTAAGGATGAACCAACTCTCGGTAATTTCACATATACCGTCTTTAGTAATGGTACTCAGATTGGACAGTGGTCTACAACTACAGATATACCAATAGATAATGTATATGTTGGAGGTTTATTAACTCCTACTGCAACTACATCATTACTTGGTAATGTTGATGACTTTGTTGTAGATGCAACTGCTCAGTATACTGGATCATCATTCACTGTTCCTACAGAAGAGATTGCTGTACGTACTAATAACAACAGTATTGCACTCGTAAAACTTGATAGAGAGCATTTAAAACGTGGAACATATACCTTAAGTGGATTGAGTGATCATACTTCTGCTATTATTGCTGAGGATACAAATTGGACATATAACTCAACTACTGGACCTGTAGTAACCAATTGGACAATTGGACCTGGTGGATTACAAATACTTGATTACTCTGATGTAAATAGTCAACTCACACCTGGAACTTATACCTTTGATAATGATCCATTTGTGTATGGATCTAAGACTTCTACTGTACCAACTCCAGGTGGTAAGAAGTTAAAGATTAGTCCTGTTGTTACACCGAAGTATTATATGAAGGACGCTTCTTATACTAAGATTGATAGCGTTCAAAAGATGGTATTTAATCAGGACGTTAAATTTACTAAGGGAACTATCTTACAACAGTATAATGATTCTGATGTTGTCGGTGCATTTGGAACTATCGTAGAAGTACCAGAAGGTGAAATTGCAACTCCTGGTCTTGGAAACACATATAAGGTTGGTAAAATATATCCTGCAGGAGCAACATTTAATACTACAGACAAATTCAAAACTACTACTGCTGCTGATACTGCATCAAATGTAATCTCCGACATAGTGTTCACGGCCGAACGTGTAGAAGCGGAATGGAAGGCTGCCACTGCATACACTGCTGGAGATGTTGTATATGCAAATGGTAAATTCTACTCTGCTACTACAAATGCTACTTCTGGTCCAAATAGACCTTCACATAGTACTGGTAATCAATCTGATGGTGGTGTTTCATGGGATTATACAAGTAATGCAACTGATGCATTAGAACTTGACCTTGCTAATACTGCATATCCTGTTCCTAGAGAACCAGCATGGAAGCAGTTAGTTATACATGAAATTGGTGATCTAGTTTATAATGGTAGACAACTTTATAAGTGTACAGTAAGTGGTCGTACTTCTAAGGTTGCTCCTACACATACTACTGGTACTGCAACTGATGGTACTGTAACTTGGGAATGGCAGAAGACATTTGATCCTCTTAGCAATTACGCTAGATTTAAAACATTTGATCCTGCTGAAGCATATTATCAGATCCAAGTTAATGAAATCTATCATGATTCTAATTCTATTGTTAATGATAGTCTAAGTCTTGGTGGAACTATTACAGTTAATCCTAAAGTAGATGAACCAACTGTTTTACAGATTAATAATATCAACAGTATTAAGAAAGTAACAATTCAGGCAATTCTTGATAAGACTATTCTATTAACAACTGGTGGTCAAACAAGAACTGAAGATGTTTATTGTGTTGCTAACTCAAGGCACAATTTTGATGCTGGTAATATTCTATTTACTGAGGGATTCTCTACTAATGAATTTAATGGTTCATTCTTCGTTAAGGAAGTATTCTCATCTAGAGATTTCACATTCACTACTCGTGCTATCCCTAGTGCTGAACCAGCATTTGTTAATGGAAGTATTGCTAGAGTAGACATATACACCAAGCATCCTACATTGATGCTAACAAGGAATCATAATTATATCTTTGATATGAGTGATTCTTCCAACGTTGGATA